CTTCAGCTCGCGCGATCTGTTACCCTAACCGCTGTTATGGCCTAAAAAATTGCTTAAAAAAAGAAGCGTAAATGATGGCCCATATATGACCGTGTATGCGGGCTTCTTATAAGATAACTTATAGGAAATAAGCAGAGCGGAGGGTACTTTACATTGTTTTTTGTAAAATTTGATAAAAACGTTCCGTACTCCCCACTAATTACTATCGGCCAATTTTCCCCTTCGAGTAACGTCATTTTCTCGAATAAATCCCCGAATATTTACGAGTAGTAGCTAAATATCACCAGGAATAGCAGAAGGGGGGTACTTTTACAAATCAGAAATAATCGACTTTTTCTTGATATATCGCGGTTTATTTAAAATTTTTTGTGACATATAGCGAATAATAGCTTCTTATAATTGTTCGGTAAAATAGGTTGATGCATGTAACGAATAAAATGTGTGTATGATGATAGAAATAACAATAGAGGTGATATAAATGTTTGGCATGTGGACTCCATCGTGGAAATTTGTGATTTTATTGTTTTTTGTGATGTTACCAGTGTTACCTTTCTTTGTAATTAAGTGGATCAGCGAATTACTTTTAAAATGTTCTGAATGGATTATAAATAGTTATGGAAATTTAATTTCAAAGATACTTGATAAATTATAAGCAAATAGGAGTTGGATTGAATGGCTAAACCTGGTGATATCCTTGTATTTCATGATGGAAAAGAAATGTTAGTAGCGAATAACAAGCTTCCGAAAATGGATGAAAATTATAAAATGTTTGATGATAGTCGGATCATACTTGTTAATATGGAAAACGGTCATGTTGAGCTTCATTATAGAGATTTCGTTCCCTATGAGGATGGTTTACCTTACATACCTATGTACGGTGGTGTAGTAAAGGTAATCAAAAAACAAAATAGAATGTAACTTATCCTTTACAACAAGTTATAGGCCGGTTATAATGGAAAATACCAACAGGGAGGTGAGTTGTTATGTTTTTCTTTGTTGTAGTTTTTTTCTAGCTGTTTTGGTATTTAGATATGGTAAAGATAATGACTAATAGGGGGTAGTTAGTGTGAAGGAAGTAAAAGTTAGTTATTTTCGCAAAAGCGGAAAGTGGTATTGTACAGAATACATTGATATTACAGAAGGATTAAATGGTTATCAAGCTCTTACTGAAGAATTACCTAAACATCATAGAATTAAGGATATGTTTATGTTAGTCCAGGATTCAGACGATGAAAAAGAACCTTATATCGTTCCGCATTTGTACAAACCAATCGAAACAGGGGGTAATGAATAATGAGCAAACAAGTTAAGTTATCTGAATTAAGTCCATACGCGTATATCGGTCATGATGGTGATGTAATTACGAAAGAAAAAGCAATGGATTTACTTATGCAAGGTAAAGCTGGTGCAATGGTAGCTGTAGGGGATGGATACATTCAAGATGTGCTGGATCAGGTACAAAACGATGTTAAAAATGGTATCGAAAAAGATTATTATTCATCAGATGTTCCTTGTAAGCGAATAGTAGTTGATTATTTACCTGGAAGAATCCGCTTCAAAGGTGATGATAGTGATAATATTGATTATCATGATCTAACAAAAGATAAAACATACAAAGTTTTCTATGGTGATTCAATGGATGTAGATATCTTTAAAGAAAGCGGTATTGTTGTCGTGATTGATGATGCAGGATATCAGCACGAGATACTTATAGGTGATTATGACATCTTATCTTTAGTTATTGAAGAAGAGGTGAAGAAGAATTATGGATGATGCTGTACTTTGTCCTCACTGTTCACATAGTTACAACGAATGGTGGGAATTGTTAGACTTCGAAAAGGACGATCAACAATTCAATATGCCATGTGATGAATGTGGTAAAGAATTTGGTGTAAAAGTTGAAGTAACTCGTGTTTTTCATACGTCAAAAGATTTACTGGAAGAAGAATAATGTTATTCGCTATCGGTATGTTAATCGGAATAGTCATTGGATTAGCAGTTGCATTATTAATGGATGAATGGACGTGATAAAATGAATCGTAAAATTGTTTTCACAGTACGCGATAGAGAAGGTAAAAGAGAAACATTTAATTGTCCTATCGATGGTGATTTAGAAACGGTAGAAAATGCTGCTAAAATTCAAGCGAAACATTATTTGAATGAATTTGTAGGTGCTGTAAGCGTGTCTTATATGATCGTTGATATGCTGAAATACGGTGTAGTTGAACCGGATCAAGTTACACCTCAACCTGTTAAAATTCACGCTGTATCATTAGCTGAAAAATGTGGTGGTTGTAGATTTTACGATACAAAACAGAAATATTGTAATGAGCATGGGATTACCAGGGAATTTGAAGATAATAAATGTAATTCGTGGAGGTATTTTGCATGACACGTAAAGAACTGATCGAATTGTTATCACATCCTTCTTATAACGATGATGATAAAGTAATCATTGAATCTTATACCGAATGTGATTGTGGGACATTCTTTGATGATTTTGAAATAAAGGATGTAGGTAAGGATGGTAAAGGTGATATTTGTTTAGAAAAAGGTGATAAAATATGAGTAAATTTAAGCCGCTTGAAGTCGGTGATCGTGTATTTATCGAAACTAGAGGTTATTACGATACTGGAAGACCTACTTTATGGGAATATGAAGTAATTGAAACGAATAAAAGCAGCGCTTATGTTAGTCGTATCGTTAATGGAAAGCCTAAAAACACTGATAAAAACCTTTGTAAAAGGGTACAACAGAAGGATGGAAAGGTTATTCAAATATTTGCTGGATATAGTGAAAGGTTATGGCTTTCAGAAGAAGCTTTCTTAGATCATCACCATAGAATCGAATTAAAAACACTTTACTTAGAACAAGCTCGTGTAAAATTAACAAAGATGTCACTTAAAGAACTAGAAGTATTCTTGGAGGTGCACGATGATTAAATACGACAGAGAAGAATGGTTAAAATCGCTTAAAGAAGGGGATTTAGTTGCTTTAGAAAGTGGTGGATGGGGATATAAGAATTTCCAGGTACAAAAAATAGCTAAAATCACTCCAACTAGAAGGTTCAATTTGTTAAATGGTGGTACTTATGACAGTAGCGGATTCAAAATGGGCCACAAGGATAAGTGGAGTGCTAGACCAGCTATTCGCCCATACGATCAGCACGTAAAAGATGTATTAGAAGCTGAAGGATTGAAGTTAACAATGTCACGAATGAAGGTAAATGATCTTACTTTGCAGCAATTAAGGGATATAGTTGCTATTTTAGAGGAAACAGCGGATTAATTTCTGCTGTTTTTTTATTTTATGTAATAATTGTATCAAAGGTGGGTATGGTGTTAGTACAAAAGGAGAGTGAGTTGTATGTTAGTTATATTTGAAAAGCCTAGAAAAGCTGTATTGAGCAGCAGTTTTGAAATTCACGTAATAGAAAACCCTACAGGTAAGGTTGATGAAGTTGTTCGCTTCAGATCAGGTTCTAATGTTGAGGTAATCGGAAAAGTAGATGATGATGTCTATATTATTTACTCAAAATCACTTGAGGAATCGACTACAGTAGGTGTTTCTATATTAGAATTCCTTGATGAAAAAGAAGAAAATAACATCATGCCTTCACCAGCGAATAATCACAAACGTAAGGTTCAATTTATTGAAATGAATGGTGAGAAAATAAGAATCACTGACCGTTTCGTACGCGAATACGTAGTTGAAAGTAATTACTGCTTAGAATTATACAGAATTGACCTGGAAGGAAATGACGTTGATAGTATTATGGATGCTGATTTATATTTCCATATAATCGATCCGGTTAATGACCTTCGCATATCGAAAGATCACTTTAAACTACATCACTTAATGGACAAATATAAAAGGTGGGATCGTAATGAACATCTTGGAACATCACATTAAGTCAGTTATCAGCGTTAAACCTTATACAGCTGAATGGACTAAAGAACATCCACATACTTTCTTGAAAATTACTGTAGTTGCTAATTGCTATGGACGCGAACAAGAATACAATCTGATCCGGACTGCTGAAGAGTGGGAACAAATTGAGAAACAGGGGTATTTCATGGGATGAAGAAGCAGCGATGGAGATTTACAAAAGGTAAAACTAGACGTTGGCAATGGCAATGTGAAAATTGTGATAGAAAGACATCAACCAACGAATTAAAGATGCCTAAAGGGTGGCATTTTGTAAGATGTGGTGTTGTATTCGTTACTTGCAATGTATGTGGGCCACTAGAAGATTAAGACATCAGGAAATCCCTGGTGTTTTTTTCTTGTATAGGAAAAGAAATACTTGAAAGGCTTGTCCACAACGATTATAATTAATTTATAACCAAATATTCGTTAAGGGGGTTATAGTACATTGAAATTTTTATATTATTTGCTAGGTGTTGCTGCTTTAGTTGTGGGTTCTATGTGCTTCACTGATGCTTACCGCTACATCATGACAGATAAGTACGAAGCTGCTACAGCTGCTATTTTTGGCGGTATGTTTAACATGTTAGCTTTTGTTGGATGTATGATTTTTGCTTACGAATGCGACAAATACAAAGAGAAGTGACTCATTCCTGGAAAGGCCCATTGATAGGAGGTTATTATGAAAAGTAAAAAAGAATATGGACAAGATTTTTTAACACGTCCACGTAAAATGTCAACAGATCAAGAAAAAGTAGCTAATTCAGTCTTCTTATGGCGATTTGATAAAGAAAATGCTGTATTCACGCTTAGTTATCTAGGTGTAGCTAATGGAATTCTTAATCGGATCAACTTAATGTTAGCTGCTGAAGTGGAAAATGGATTCATAAACAAATACATGTTACGAAAGAGGGTACGTTGATGGATCATTTCGCGTTTTATGCTACCAGGGTTTTATGTGTTGTTGCTATGGCTTATTGCTTTCATTTTGGCATAAAAGAACGAAGATTTTTTCCTAGTGTTATATTCATTCTTGTTGGTTGTTGGCTTTTAGATATCATTATTCAATTGGAGGAACTTAGACCATGATAAATAGAACTGACAGTGAACGTTTAGAAGTAATCATTGAAAAGTTAGGTCAAATTATTGATTTGTTAACACCTAAAGAAACTAAAATCAATGCTGCAAAGATCGATTTTGATGCACTAGAAACGTCTCAAATAATAAAGACATCAGAAATTATTTCTCAAGCGGTGATTAACAAATTCACTCCTGGAATTACACGTAATGGCGTAATTAGAATTTCTAAAGACGCTCATAGAATTCTTGCTAGTAACGTTTTTTCTACTCCTGACGGAACAACATTCATGTATCGAACTATGAAGGATGGTCAACGTAAGCGAATGTGTACAGCTGAATTCAAAGTCATCAAAGAAAAACGAAAAGTTATTTGCTTAATGAAAGAAAAAGATACAAACAAAGTTGTAGCTAGAGGAATAGCTAAGTGTGATCCAGCAGATGTTTTCAATGCTGATATCGGAATGGCGATTTCTTTATATCGCGCTTTAGGTTTGAATGTCCCTAAAGAATATTCTAATGTGCCGAACCCTACCAAATATGAAATTGGTCAAGTGATTGAATGGGCTAAAGGATTTCCGTTTCTTATACTAGATATCGATGATACTTATGGTGATTTCATGCGAATGAGTGACGGTAAGGTGTTCACTAATTTCCGTTACAATGATGAATCTAGTCCAGCTAAAATAATCGAAGATGGAGTTGAAATGTGATGGATATTATAACAACACTGGAAATCGTCGTTAAAGTTATCGGTGCTTCACTTGTAATACTAGGTGGAATTTTTGGTTTAATGATGACCAAACAGGCTATAAGTATTATCGCAAAAGAAGAACCTAAAAATTTAAGTTTTGAAAAAGCAATGGATATTCGCGTTGCATACATCATGAATATGGTAACTGCTATTTTCTTTTATATAATGTCTTTAGCTGGACTGATTATGATTTGCGTTTCTTAGATTGACAAGTTATAGGGCTGTATGTACAATATGTATGTACGGCTCTTTTTATTTGGCCTTACCGACAAAGAGAGGATGATTAGATGTCATTACAAACGATCTTATTAGTTGCTACTATTCTTTATTTAATCTATGGCGCTTATTGTGCTAAAACATTGTATGAAAACAGTCCTAGAGAATGGGTAGATGTATTTTTCGGCGCTTCATGCGTTATCTTTTGGTTTCCATACGCGATATTCGGTAATGTATTCTTTAAAAACAAGGACTGATTAATTTCAGTCTTTTTTTATTTGCTTAGAAAAAGAAATCCTGGTACATATTACATATTGGTTGTATAATGGTTATAAAAGAATGGAGGTTGTCCAATGATTGAAAAAGTTTCTGATGTAATGTACGCTGCTGTTCATAAAGAATTGAAGAAGTTCTTTGTCGGATCAGGCACTAGAGTAGCATTTGCTAAAAAAGGTCATCTTAAATCGTCAATGACGTATCGTAAAGCTAATCATAATGATTACGAATTTTATGCTATTACTTCCGATGGTGTTATGATGCAAGTTGAAGCTTAACTTTTTGACATTTTTACGGATAAGCTGCATACTATTTATTAAAGGAGCTGGTAAAGATGAAAAATAACAAGTACGTCAAGAAAACGAAACGTGTTTTGTGGGACGGATCAATGATTATGTGTTTAGTCATCTTCTTCTTTATGGCAATAGGTGGATTAATATATTTCATTTCGAACCTCTAATTAATTTTAGAGGTTTTTTTATTTTGTATAGAAAAAGGAACGCTTGAACTGTATTACTATCTGTTATAAAATAGTAAAAGAGGTGATACAAGGATGGCAAGCCGTAAAAAAACAGGGATAGATCAATCAAAATTAATTACCGTAATGAAGAAATTTATCGGAACAAGACAAAGCGATCCTGAACATACAAAATATTTCAAGATCGAAAATAATGTTGATTACTTAGCTGTCGATCTAAATAATAATGGTGGACTAGCTGCTCATATTTACCTAAAGAATCGTGAGTTATGGAAAAAGGAAACAGGAGAAGTTAAATTCGCTATTCCTACTTCAAAGGATAAGGTGGAATTCAAAGCTTCTATACCTGAATACCCTGATGTTAAATCTGTTTTCCATCCTGACTTTCTTCGTGGTTATAATGGTTATAAAATCGGTGATGAAGATGTGGACAAGTTCATAAAGGTTCATGAATCGATGGAGAAGATAGGGAAAATGAGTGGTAAGGACTTCGTTACTGTATTGAATACCGGAACAAACTTCTTATTATTCACTATAGCTCATTCTGATGTTGAATTCATGTGGAAGTATGAAACCGAAATGACAGAAGGACACGATACTTATGGTTATCCATACGATCCGTCGATTATGGTCAATGCATTCAAGGCCCTGAAGGATTTGAAAGCAGAAGGAATAAAGATGTTTCTAAAGGATAACAAAAGCCCTATCTTTTTTACCGCTATGGACAATGATTATGAAATGAATATAGCTGTTCAACGAAAATTAATGAGGGACGGTGAGTGATATGTTGGAGAAACACATTCCAATGTTTGATGAAGGTGAAGTGGTTATAACTGAAAGTGGACAAGTTGGTAAGATCGTCGGTATGAACTTTGATATCCGTTTTCGAAAGGGCCGCCGCTGGAAGAATGAAAAATACTTAGTTAAATTTCAAGATGGTTCTCAAGATTGGATAAAGTACGATGAAATTGAATTGTATGTAGAAGCTGAACACGATCCAATCCAGGCTATTGACAGTATCAACGGTTTGCTGCAAGATTGCTTATTGTTATCAACAAACGTTCCGCTTGATGTTCGTATCAAGACTATCAAAGAAATGCAAAAGGGCATTGAAGGTGAGGATAAGGTGTATGGAATATAAAATGACTGTTACTTTCAACAACGAAGAGGTTAAAGTTTTTAGAGTCCCTTTCGGTGCTCACGATTTAAGTATGTACATGAGTCACGAATTAGATGCAATTATCTTTGATGATGAAAATGATGAAGAACAAGTTATCTTTAACAATTCAATCCAACGGATCACATTCAGTGTGTGCGATGACGATTAACGAATTCTTAGATCAGATCGAAGAGTTCAATTCAGTTAATGAAAAGGTTCTCTTCTGTCAAAGCATTATCGAAAATTCTTCAAACGATGAAGTTGTAAAATCGGCTCAATCTTTCCTAGATTACACTAGAGATTGGGCTGTTTCTATGATTGAAAAGATTAAAGAAGGCGATGAAAATGCTTTTGACGAACTAATTAACGTTAAAGATATGCGAAACTTCATCCATCATTATGCTTATCATATCGATAAATTTCATCACTTTAATTTTGATACAAATGAAATTGTTAACGAAATCGTTGTACAAATGTTTTATCACGTTAAAAAGAATTACCGTATTTATCACGAACCGCATGAATTAAGTTTGCTTATTGTAAGTATGCGCGGCTGGATCAGACAAAAGGTTTCTAAAATTCTTGTTGATAACAATGTAGCTGATAGCCATGAAGAATTTAACGAACGATCTGTTTCTGAAAAATGGAAAGATGAATCAGATATTACCCTGGAAGAAGTTTTAGAAAAGTGTCTAACCGATGATGAAAGAATCATTTTTGATTTACGCTTTCATGATGATTTAACATTCGTGAAGATGGGCGAACAAATGGGTAAGAGTAAAGACACTATGCAGCGGAAATATCTTGCTATTATAGACAAAATAAAGAATTATTTGGAAAAAGTTAGTGATAAGGAGTGGTTAGTATGAAATTGGAAAAATTATTTGCTTTACAAAGTCAACTAGATGAACATATAATAAAAACTAAGAAGTTGACTAAAAGCCAACAAATGACCGATAAAAAGGTTATTGCGTTCAAGGTTGAATTTGGTGAATTCTTGAATGAGGTTAAGGACTTCAAGTTTTGGAGCAACAAACCAATGTCAGAAAAGGAAGTAGTTTTGGAAGAATTTGTAGACGGTATACATTTCTTGCTTACAGTAGCCCTGGATAGAAAGTATGATCGTTTTATCCACGAAGTTAAAGGTATCGGTTACGTAACTGTACCGCTTGATGATCTTTCATTAGGAGTATTTAACTTACCTTTGAATTCTGCTGGTGAAGTAAAGAATGCATTCGAAATGATGCTTGCTATAGCACATAAGTTAGGGTTCAGTGAAGAGGATATTCTTGCAGCTTATGATCGTAAGAATGGAATCAACCATGATCGACAAGATCAAGGATACTGAATTGTTTAACTAGTGTATACCCTTCTACAAATTTTTTTAAGCTTGTATGCATATTTCTCTTAAATTGGGATATATTATAAACAACTAATAAAATTTGTGGAGGGATTTTTTTATGAACAATACATTTGAGACAGTTGAATGGACACATGAAGAGGATGTAGAGTTAGGAGAAGTGATGTTACAAGTTATTGCTGATGGTGGAACTGTAAGAGAAGGGTTTGAAAAATACGCCAATCAGTCAGAAGTCAGAACTGTTACAGCTTCTAAATTTAGATTCTTTAGTGTAGTGAAAAAGTTGGAAGGGTATGAAGAAAGATACGAAAAAGCAAGAATTAAAGGTGAAACATTAAGAAAAGGTAAGAAGAATAAAGTGAAAGTAAAACCTTCTCAACAATTAAATATCTTTGATGAAAATTACGTTGTGAAACCTGAAGACTTTTTAACACTAGCTCAAAAATTTGCTGAACAGCAGCAAAAGCATGATCTTGAGTTGGCCCTAACCGATAAGGACAAGGAGATCAGTGAATTAAAAGATAAGGTTGAACAACTTCAATATAAATTAAAGCAAGCTAACATTGACATAGATGATTTAAAAGTACAATTGGATGATAAGACAGAACAATTAAAAATAATCTCAACAGCTTTTGGAATGATTAATAACATCCAGGAGAATGAAAAAGAAAATATAAAGCCTTACAAAATTGATAAAAACAGCATGGTAGTGACAAGTTAAGTCCTCTTCCTTCTTGGGAGGGGCTTTTTTTATTTGTGTACATAAAAAAGTACAACACTTTTGTATTAATGGTTGTAACTATTAATTAAAGGTGGTGTATTGTGGTGGAATGTGAAGTGTTCAGAACAAAAGAGGAAGAATTTAGAGCTTCTTTGCAAAGTTGGGGTGAGGATGATAACCGCCCATTCATTCGTGTAAAAGAAAATAAAAGACAGGATGCTATTGACTACAAACTGAAGCATAAAAGAATCCTGGAAGAAAAATTAGAAGTGGCTAGGATTACAGGAGATAGTCTTGACAACATTAATTTAATTGGTGCTTTTGGTGATGTATATTCAAATATAGGAAACATAAGAGAATTTGGAGGTAAGTAAAATGAAATATCTTGAAGGTAAAATAAAAAACAAACCACAAAATTTACATGTTGTTTTGATGAATGATATTCACATCGGATCAGAAGCACTTGACTACGATTTTTTAAAAAGGGTTTTTAAATTCATTGATGAAAACCGTGAAAACACTCGTATCTTGATTAATGGAGATATTTTTGAAATGGTTACAAAACAATCGAAAGGTGATCTTTTCGAACAGACATTATCACCTGAACAACAAATCGATAAAGCTGTAGAATTATTCAAACCGTATGCTGATTTAATTGATTGTGTAACATCAGGAAACCATGACCAAAGATTACAGAACGAAACAAGTATTGATCCTGTAAGAATGTTTTGTCGATACTTAGGAATCGAAGATCGTTATGCTGGATACGAAGCTATTGTAGGGTTTTCTTTCAGAAAGAAATTGTACACGGTTTATCAATTCCACGGCGCTAATGGCGGTTCAACAGTAGCAGCTATCGAACGCAACATGAAGAAATACAAAGAGAAGTCAAATGCTCATATCGTTTACACTGGACATTGGCACAAACAATTTTCTAAGCCTTTGAAATTCTTTTCTTTCGATCCTTATAATAAAGTTATTCGTGAAGAAAAGCATTGGTTAGTTTGCGGAAATACTTGTGTTCAAACCGCTAAGTACGCTAAGAAGTTCGGTTACGAAGAATCATTTCCTTCTCAAGCTGTATTGACTCTTTCAGGTTCAGGAAGAAAAAATGTTGATGTAAATTGGATATATTAGGTTTCACACCTCCTAGTTATGCCTATGATAATATAGGAGGTGGTTTTGTGCATAAAGAATTGTTATGTGCATGGGATAAAATTAATACAAACGCGGTTCAATTGAAGGTTAAGGTAAGTGAGAAAGGTTGTCATGAAGTAATAAGTCATAAAGTCGAAAGTAAAGGTTATTTCCTTATAAGCAGAAATGGCAAACGTTATAAAGCTCACAGATATTCATATATGGTTAATCACGGCGAAATACCTAAAGGTTTAGTGGTTCGTCACAAATGCGACAATCACCTTTGCATCAATCCTGAACACCTGGAATTAGGAACTATAAAGGATAATGTTAGAGATATGATTGAAAGAGGTAGGGCTAAAGGGATTCACCTTGACCAAAAGGGAGAATGTAATGCACAAGCTAAATTAAAACTCGACGATGTTATTTTTATTAAGTCGAATTTAGATATACCTAACAAAATCTTAGCTAATAAGTTTGATGTTAAAGCTGAACAAATCAGAAGGATCAAAAACGGTGAACGTTGGGGGCATGTAGTTATCTCCCAGGATTAACCACGATTATTAAAGTTATATTACATTTTTGGAAAAACCGAGAAATAGGTACAACTTTATGGTATTTTAATTATAGATTATTTTATATTATAGTTAATAATAATTAAGTTAATAACAATTAGAATTGCATTCAGCAATCGAAAATCAAAAGATTTCCGATATAGTTATTAAGTAATTAAAGTTAAAGTAAATGTTATTAAATATATATAATAGTCAATAATAACGATAGGGGAAAGACAACATGAAAAAACTTACACAAGTCGGTATCATATCGTCTGTACTACTAAGTTTCGGTTTTGCTGCTAATGCTGAAGCTTCAGAAACACACACTGTTAGAAGCGGTGATACAATGAATAAAATCGCAGCTGCTAATGGTATGGGACTGGATCAGCTAGTCGCTAAGAATCCACAAATTCCAAATCCTAATATGATTTATGTAGGACAAGCTGTAAATGTAGGAGAACAAACTTCTGTTCCTGCTGCTACAACCACTACAACTTCTTCAGGTGGTATTTCTTCCAGTGAAAAAGATTTAATGGCACGTTTGGTTAGAGCTGAAGCTCAAGGAGAACCATACGCCGGTAAAGTAGCTGTAGCAACAGTTATTCTAAATCGTGTTTCTAATGCTGATTTTCCTAATACAATCAGTGGAGTAATTAATCAACCTGGACAGTTCTCACCTGTTTCTAATGGTCAGATTAACAAAGCTGCTGATAATGATTCAGTTAGGGCCGTTAATGAAGCTATTGCTAATAGAGGTCAAGGTGCTGGATCACTTTTCTTCTATAATCCGAAAACAAGCACGAATACATGGATTACACATCGTCCGGTTACTGTAGTAATCGCTAATCATACGTTTGCTAAATAATAGATGATCTTTAGTTGAACCGAACTTATGTTTGAACGACTAAAGTTGAACTTGATAAAAATTCCCAACGTACAGGTATTAATCTTTATAGATTAACGCTTGTGCGTTTTTATTTTGTTCAAAGGAGTGAATTATATGAGTGAAAATAATTTCCAGGTCTTTCTTACTAGGGATGACAAAGAATTCAAAACAAATGTCACACTAGGTAAAGTCAACACAAAAGATTATGATTTGGAACTGCTGGAATTAGCTGAACAACGTGTACAGAAAGGTACGAATAAGTCTATTGAAACAGCACTCAAAAGCCTTGTTCATTTAAAGAAAGGTAAAGCTTCTATTGGTAGAAAGTCTGATCCAAATGAGCTTGAGCTTGATGAATATGGTTTGCATCCCGACTTATACACACCTCAACAAATTAGTTTGATTAGAAAAATCATTGAATCGTATTACGCAACAGCTGATGTTTCTACACCTTTCCAACAATCAGGTGTAATTCGTTTAGCGAAACTTGAAGCTAACATTGCTGAAGTCGAAATTCTTGTTGCTAAGAAAAAATTAAAAGAAGATATCGAAAAACTTGAGAAATTAAATGCGATGCACCTTAAACTGTCAGATAGTTTGAAATTAACAACCAAACAAGCTTCTGATGGTGCTAAAGGTGAAGACATTCTTTCTAATGCTTGTATCGCATTTGAAGAAACATTCGCTAATGATAAATTCGAATTCCCTAGCATTGAATTAAGGGATCGTTTGCAAGAAGTTCTCATTTCAAAAGCTGATCTTATCGTAAAACTCATTGGTGAGTCCAAAACTTACTACCATTTCAAAAAGGCATTAATTGAAAGTACCGGCCTGGAAATGTCCGATGCAGAAGATATTGGTGAGTTTACAATCGCTGAATTATTTGATTGCTTTAAAATTTTTGAAGATAGACAAATGATCGAAAACAAAAACGAAGTCACTTATGATGATTCTATCGTCCATCGCAAAGATGAAGGGTTGTGATTGAATGCGTAGAATAACAATGGACTATAACCCTAGTCCTTTAAATAAGAATCGAAGACAATACATTCGTGATTTCCGTAAAGGTGTAAGAAAGCAGCACGTCGATTATATTGATCTTATTTGGTATTATCGTGAACATCCTGTAGAAGCTTGTCAAGATTTACTGAAGATCAATCTAATGCCATATCAGAAAGAAATCCTTCGTAAAAGTTGGGGTAAAGCTTTCCCATTGTGGGTAATGTCTCGTGGTAGCGGTAAATCATATTTAGCTGCTATTGATATGGGCCTTAACGTTCTTTTATTCCCACGTATGCGTGTAGGGATTATAGCGCCTTCTTATCGTCAATCAAAATTCTTGTTCTTGAAATTTAAAGAAGAAGTTTATGATCGTTCGCCGCTGATCCGCAAGCAATGTGTTAAAGCTCCATCTACAGGTATGGAACAGTGTATCGTTCACTTTAAAAACGGTTCTTTCATCCAGGCTTTACCGTTTGGTGCAAATAGTGGCGGTGCTAATATCCGTGGTCAACGTTATAACTTAGTTTACGTAGATGAATATGCTGCAATTGATGAACATATCGTACGTCTAGTTGTAGAACCGATGTTAACAGTTAAACGTAACTTCGATCCTAACAATCCTGAAGCTTCAGATTCAAACAGAATCGTTATTTTCTCTTCAGCATACTATACGTTCAATCACTTCTATAACACCACACAACGCTATTTAAACCGCGTTAAAAACGGTGATGATGACTACTATGTTGCTATCGTAGATTACCGTATGCCATTGAAGTACGGATTGTATGATGAAAAGGCTATTGCAAAGGCGAAACGCGATAATACTGAAGGAGATTTCTTGATGGAGTACGCTTCTGTATTCCAGGCTGAATCAATGGGAACATGGATACCAACATCATTATTTGACAGAAAGATCGTATTCGATCAGAACCTTGAACCTATGACTGAAGGTAATCCAAATAAAAAGTATTGGCTGCTTTGTGACTTCTCTATCTCAAAAGCTGATACCGCTGATAATACAACGTTCCTTGTAGCTGAATACGAAGAGTCCGGACAAGCTAAGATAGTTAGTCTGAAGGCTCAAAAAGGTATGGAGCTTCATGAAATTCATGCTGAAATCCGCGACATTTACAGACGTTTCAATTTAACAAACGTTACGATGGATGGTGAGAAATTAGGTCTAGCTATCAAAGGTTATTTAGGCCAACCGTACATTTGCCCAAAAACAGGTGTTGAAATGCCGCCTATGATCGATGTAGAAGATGCTAAACATCAACCTGATATCGTCGGTGACAAAATCCTTAACCTGATTAGACATAGCAGCGAACTTAACCACATTCTAGGTCTATCAGCTAAACGTATGGTGGAGCAAGGTAAATTAATTATGCCTGTTCTTCAAGATCGTCACGAAGAAACAGAAATTGAAATGATGTTCCTGGATATGATTGCTCTCAAGAAAGAAGTTACAAACATCAAAGCTGTTCCTAATGGAATGTATTACAAATTTGAACAAGAAAAGAATTCAGGTCTGAAACGTGATAGATGGACGGTTTTTTCTTACCTTTGTAAAACGCTTGAGGATCATTTAAACAAAGAAGATGAAGAATTTTTCTACTTAGATGTTATTTCTTGAGAAATTTGGTACAAACCGCTGTATTAATGACTTTAGTTAAGCGGATAGAAGGGAGGTTAGATGTTTGGAAGAAGAATTAGCAAATGGAAGTTATAAACCCAAACTACCTGATACAATCGCTTCTCACGATAAAGAAGGCTATGATCGAATTGCTTCTGTATCTAATGTTAAATACGAAAGCAACGAATTACTAGCTGATTATCAAAACAACTTCAAGAAAATTGTTCAATTGGCCCACTTCTACACCGATAAGGTAGGTGTTATCAAATCAGCTATTCGTGTTTATGTAACGTTTACTGCTGGTGACATCGTTTTAGATGGTGGACAAAAGAAAAACCTTGAGTTTATAGAAGAATTCAATAAGAAGGTTAAAATGAATAAGGTTGTTCGTCAATCTACTCAAGACCTTTACAAAACTGGAAACTTCTTTTGGTATCGTGAGACTGAAGGAAGTGAAACCGTTTGGATTCATCAATTCGCGCCAATCGATACTAACTTAAAGGGCCATCGTCGAGATCGTCCAATTATGACAGTAAGTTTAAATACTGATCCGGAAACTATCCCACCAGGACTTACACGTAATGCTTTAGGTGAGTATAGCGTACCAATCGAAAAAGCTTACCATTGTGCTATTGATCGTGAAGCCTATACACGATACGGAAAAACAATTCTAACTCCCACATTCGAACCGGTTCAACACATGCAGGATTTGATGGATATGGAGAAAGAAACTGTAAAAGAAGTTGTTGAATTCTTAATCATCTTTACTTTAGGTGACAAAGATCGTCCAGCTGGTGAAAAGCAATTAACACAGTTAAGCGAAAAAGTTAAGAATCTCAAGTCAACTTCACGTCTAGTTGGTAATCACACTTTGAAAGCTGAAGCAATTAAGCCTGACTTAGCTGTTTTCAATCCTGAAAAGTATGAAGTGCCAATGCAGATGTTACTACAGTCACTAGGAATTGTCCCTTCTATTTTCACTGGTGAAGGCTCATATGCAACAAGTTCTGTTGGTATGCAGAGTGCTAAACAGACAATGGAATCAGCAAGGAAAGAAATTGTTGAAGCATTGACTGATTTATATAGAGACGTTGCGAAAGAAGCAGGATTAAATCCTGACAAAAATCCAACAGTTTCACTAGGATCAATTGCACTTAATGATGAAAAAATCAAACATGCTATTCTTCGTGATCTATACCTTGATGGTATCATTTCTGCTGAAACATATGCAGCTGAAAGTGGTTACGATTTAGAACATGAGCAAATGGAAATTAAAGATGAAAACAGCAAGTTTGACATTCAACCACGTCAAATGTCTTCTACCCTTTCTAATAAAGATGGTGGTAGACCTGAAGAGGATGGAGAAGTCAACAAGCCTGACCAAAGTAAGAAACCTTCATCTGATGGTATGGACTAATGAAGGGAGGTGAACGAAATTGAAAGTGTTTCGTAATAGAGTTAATAAGTTTGAATTGGCAAATAACAAAGAGCACATTGACATTAAATACATTTTAGCAAGTTCTGTACCAAACTTCAACGGTGCTTTGTTCACTGAAGATGAATTAGCAACTGCTGAAAAAACAATCGTCAATGAACCGCTTATTATCGTTCCTTCCTTCATCAATTTACCTACTGGACATTCCGTAACAGACTTTCCTAAGTTGGGTGATGATGCAAAAATCATCGGTACACACATCGCTTCTGAACTTCAGAAAGACGGTGATGTAACTCACTTGGTAGCTACTGCTAGGGTTTGGAAAATCCGTCATCCTGAAATTGCTCAAGAAATGGAGCAGCTTCACAACGATGGTGAATTATCGTTCAGCATGGAATGTCATTATAACCATTCTGAAGTTGCTGAAGGTGGAGTTAGAGCATTAAAAGGAGTTAAGTTTATTGGAAGTGCCGTGGTTGATGATCCAGCAAATCCATTTTCTTTCTCTTTAGAAGTTGCAAGCAAAAAGAATTTAGGAGGTATTGGCATGACTTTAGAAGAAGCCCTACAAAAAATTGGTCAAATGGAAGCAGCTGCTAAAACTCAAGCTGAAGAATTAAAGAAAGCTGTAGCTGATGTTGAATTAGCTCAAAAAACAAATAAAGAATTAGAAAGTGCTAAGAAAACTCTTTCTGAAACTTTAGAAACTGCTAATAAAAATCTTGAAGCTGCTACTGAACAAGTAAAAGCATTTGAGACTGAAAAAGCAGAAAAAGAAAAAGCTGAATTAGCTGAAAAACGTTTTACTGAAATGGCTCAATTCGTTAAATTCGAAGAAGCTGAAATTGCTGCTAAAAAAGAAGGTTTCGCTGGTATGTCTGAAGATGTTTATGCTTTAGTTTTAGATACTGCTAAACGTTCTCAACCAGCTCAAGGTTCTGAATTTGCTGGTGTAACATCAGACACTAAAATTGATCTGTCAGGTTCTAAAGGTTTCCTTGACGGAATCGAAAACGACTAATCAGGAGGTTAAAAAATTATGGCTACAAATAAAGTTTCTTTTTACTACCGTAAAGATTTAAACGTAACTAAACACGGTGAATATAAAGCCGCTGCTGATATGCCATTCGGTACAGCTGTCAAACGTAATGACGTAACAATGGAAGCTGAAGTTGCTGCTAATAGCGCTGAATTTGAAGGTGTTGCTGATAAAGTAATCTTCAATGTACAAGGTGCTGACGATCTTACTATTAAAAAAGGCGAACGTCACCGTGTAGGTGTTGGTAAAGATTATGAAATCGTTTTAATGAAAGATAAACTTGGATCAACTGTTGCTGTCGGTGATGCTATCGAAGTAAAAGCTGGTAAATTCCAAAAGAAAACAACTGATACTGCTGTAGGTAAAGTAGTAGCTATTTTCCCAAATGGCGAAACTGTACTTCGCATTAACTAATAGGAGGTTAACAAGATATGCCATCATATACTAAAGCTCAACGCGATAAATTTATTGAACAAGTTCGTAAATACGCTAATGCAACACGTTTAGATGAAGCTGGTAAAAAGCTTGAAAAGCGTATTGCTGCAATGGCTAAAACACCTCAAGGTATGAATGAGTTAGCTCAACTTATCACTGAAAACCTTGAAGAAGAAATGCAAGCATACGATTTACGTCCTTTACTATTCGACACAAAACCACGTAAACTTTTAGAAGTGGTTGAATACAAACGTAAAGGTAAATTCCGTGCTTACCGTACAACTCGTGGCGGTTACGTTCCTAAGTCTCAAGTATTCCAGGACGTTGTAAAAGCGCAACCTGAAGAGTTTTCAGTTCGTCCAGCTTGTCACTTACTTCAATTAGAAACAGGCCGTATTTCAGCTGTTAACGATCTTATCACTGGTGCTCAAGAAGCATTACTTACTGAATATGCTCGTTATTTCTATGCTACACTTGAAGCTGTAAATGCTGGTGATTCTACTGGAAAGCTTAAAGCTCAAGTAACAGGTGAAGTTGATAAAACAACTTTAGATAAAATGTTACATGCTGCTTCTGCAAAAGGTGGACAAGTATCTATCGTAGGTACTCACACTTCATTAGCTCCAATCCTTGATTTCGAAGGATTCACTGATACTCAAAAAGATGAAATCATGCGTACAGGTAACTTAGGTGTTTACCGTGGTGCTCGTCTAGTTAAACTAGAAGAATTCCTTGACGCTGATGATTTAGAAGTAATCAAACATGATACTATCTTTATCGTTACTCGTAAAGCTGGATATGTTGATGATTTCGGTGCTATTCGTTCTCGTGAAATCATTGATCCGGAACATGATGAATTCTCAATCTTAATGCGTAAAGAGTGGGGCTTCACTGTATTATATCCTGAATATGTTCGAATGATTAAGATTGTCTAATAAAATAATTGGAGGGGTTTATCCCCTTCTTATCTTTAAAGGAGTGGAATGGAATGGCTGAAAATAAAGAAATCGTTTTAATCAATAACGCTGGTCAACTTTTTACAATTAACTTCATGGGTGCTTTCCCTATTAACAAGTGGGCTAATCCAGGTGGTAAATATTATTTATCTGAAAAAGAATATGATTTCGTTAAAGCGAATTACTCACATATTCTAGGTAAGCAGCTTGTACACGAAGGTGAAGAAGGCGAAACCTATAACCAAATTGATGAAGTTTCTGCTGATGCATTTTTCACTATGCACCACACGAAACAAAAAGCAGCGATTAAAGAAATGTCTGATGAAAAACTTCAGGAGCTACTTGATTACGCTGACTTAAATGAAATCAATAAGAAAATTGTGAAAGAGATTGAAGAACAGTATCTACAGAACGAAGGTGAATGACAATGATCGACTTCGAGACATTGATCCCTAAACTTCGTACACGAATTGATGATTTAGATACCGCTGATTTTGAATACAATGATGGAGAATTAACCGATCATCTGCAAAATTCACTTGATAAATATAATATGCAATTGCCATTGGATAAACCTTCAGATGGTCAATTAATCATCGTTGAGACAATGATAGCAATTGTGACTGCTTTAAAAATGTGGGCTGATGGAGAAAGTTATTCTTACAAAAATGATGCTGTTCAAATGACACGCGGATTGATGTCTAAACATTACCTGGATACATTGAAACAACTTCGTATCGAAAGAAACGATATCTTGGAAGGGAATGGAGGGGTTTACTAATGCGTAAAGACGAAAAAGAAATCGTTAATGCATATTTATGGAAATCCCACGTTTTAATTTTAGATTTAGTTGACTTAGTTGAAGATGATAAACTTCGACAAAAGATTAAAACTAAGGTTTTAGATGTGGCCCATGAAACACAAGAATATTTAAAAAATGATGAAAAGTGAGGTTTTAAATTATGCCATTCACAGGTAAAGAAGAAATTTATAATGGTTATAACCGAAAATTATATTTCACAGATGGTACGCCAAATGCGAAGCCAACTGATACAAGTCCTACTTACACTTGGACAGAATTAGGTTATGATGACTCTTTTTCTTTCAATGAGAACGAAAACGAAGCTCAAAAATACAACAAGCGCGAAAAATCTCATAAGAAAAAAGGCCGTCAAGAATACACATTCGATATCTCTCAACTTTACAGCGGTGTTGAATATTCTATCTTCATGTTCAAAGGTAAAACAGGAACATTGAAACAAGTAACTGAAAATGATGCTGGTGATATCGTAGAAGTTAACTACTTCCACAATGCTGACATTAACTCTCCACAGTTTTCAGGTGGTGGCGATGATGGTGATGATTCTGTATCAGCTTCAGGTTCTTACTCTAAACGCTTCTTATACGATGGACAAGCTTCAGGTTCTACTTTACTGTTCGCTACTGATGGAAGTCACGAGACTCCCTAATTCGGCCCTTGATTTAGGGGGCTTATCGTATTAGATCGTTTAAGTACGATATAGTTGACAAGAGCACATCTATTAAGTTAGGTGTGCTTTTATTTGTATCGTGTGAGTTTTCGTCGGTTAAGGCCCATTTGTAAGAGAAAAAACATTTCATTCAAGATATTAATAACAATGTAACATTAATTAAGGAGGTTAAAGCATGACTTCATATTTATATGATGATGGTAATGGTCTTCGCACATCTGCTCGTGTCGAACCAACAACAGGGAAACCAATTACAGACGTTTCTAACATGGTTAAAACTAAAAGTGGTTTATGGATACCACAAACAGGTACAGAAGATGGCGCTGCAAACGTTCAAGTAGCTGGATCGGATATTATGATGCCAACACACTTACAACGTCAATTCACTCCACAAGATAAAGTTGCTACAGGTATTTCTTTGACTGCTGGATCAACTCAAACAGTTTTTGTTGCTGACTTTGATGGTTTTGCTAATTTTGGTGTTATGTCTGTTCCTACAACTTCTCACGATTATAACCTTTCTGTTTTTTGTAGTCCTGATGGCAACACGTTGGTAGAAAGAAATATGAAATCCGGTGCAGGATGGGGTAAATCACTAACAGGCGCTTCAGTAGGAGCATTTGTTATGATCCAAATTACTAACAATAGTGGTGCTGCTGCAACTTATGACATTTGGTTAAGAAAATTTAATTAATAAGGAGGTTAAAACATGACTACTTTTATCGAAGCAATGCCTAAAGAGATGAGCATGTTTGATGGCGAAATCTTTTACTTAACTCCTAGTTGGGAAAACAACGGAATTTATTTGGATGGTTATACGCGTGTAGCGTGGTTCAAAAATATGTTCCCTGAAATTGCTGATGCAGAACTGCCATTAAAAAGAGAATTGTACGATCAACTAAAAGCTATTGGTGAATGTTGGTTGATGAATGCAGCTCAATGGAGAAAGAATGATATTATTCAAGTTGAGGGTTTGACAGCTGAAGATAAATTGGATGATGAGGAAGTTTTGTTAGATATAATGAACCAACAACGAAACCCTAATCCTGAACCTGAAGAACTTGAAGAACCAATTGAAGAAACACCTGTTGAAGAACAACCTGTAGAACAACCTACAGAAGAGGAAGTACCAACTGAAGAGGTGTAACAACCTCTTCTTTCAAAAGGAGGGAATGGAATGAAAGAAATAATCAATTTATTGGATATAAATGATTTGAATTGGTCTTTAGGTTCTGCTGATAGTTCTTGGAACTTAACATCTTCTAACTCTAGGATAAGAAAAGACAAACGTGTACCTGTTAAACCAAACACACAATATACATTGAAGTGTGCTCCTGGTTATCAGATTTATCTAAGACAATTCTCAAGCGAGTCTACAAATGAATTAAATCCAATGAACCAAACGTGGAGAGATAACAATTTTACTTTTAGAACAGAATCGAACGCTAACTTTTTAGGTGTTATTTTAAGAAGAAGTTCTGATGCTAATATTTCTCTTTCTGAATTACCTGTTATTAATCCTGTTATTTTTGAAGGTGCATTAAATTCTTATCCGCTAAATCAAGTTTATAACTATCCTGCTGTATTGTCACAAAAAAACCTTTTGATAATCGAACCTAGAATGTGGCCACAAGGAGTTAGACAACAGAATCAATCAATCCAAATTGGGAATTACCGTATTACTTACGGTGGAACTTTCCCAAAAGTTGAAGAAAACAAAACATATAGACTCGAAATGAACACAAGTTATAAAGCAGGAGTGTTTGTATTTGATAAAAATAATGTTTGTTTATTAGATACAGGATGGAAATACGGCCCTTTTGATTTTGTTATACCTCCTGGTGGAACGAAAATTTCTGTAAACTTCGCTATGTCTAATGATGGTGCTATTGATCCTAATAGAATTATTCAGAGTGGATTAACTATTTTTAAAAAGAATCCTGATAGTAACAAACCAGCTAAAATGTATAGAGGTAAAAATTTCTTGACATTCCCTGATGGCGAATGGACTAGAAGACCAGGAACACTAAACACAACATTCACTGAAAATCGTTTAGAATGGGATAATTTCCAGGATTACGCCGGTGTACAAATTCTTTTAGAAGATGCTTTGTTGCAAGGTAAAACTGTAACTTTTGGTGGCAAACGTCATGTTAATGCTACTATTATTTTGTATTATAGGAAAGCTGATGGTAGTAACGCTTACATCGGATTAGGCTCTAATGAAGTTGAAAGGACTTTGACCATCCCTTACGGTGCTTCTGAATGTCGCTTTTATGTACAAAACGCAAATGGAGTAAGAGGTATTTTATGGGCTGAAGACCTATACTTAAACCTTGATTCTGACAAAATGTACACTCCATCTAAAAAGCAAAATAAACAAGCTGACCTTTCGCCGAAAAAGAATTTACTGAAAGATGTTCAAGTTTTAGACTCTTCTAATGTTTGGTTAAAAGAGAATGGCGTTGAATCTTGTGTTAGAACAGGTGAAAAATTTAAAGGTGCTGATGTTTACAGGATTACTTTTTTACCTGATAAAAACGGACGTGTGTATCAATTGTTTGAAGATAAAGGCATTGTTAGTGCTAGTATTTGGATAAAATACATTCAGTACGATACTACTTTACTTTTAACTTTGAGAGAACAAAATTTTGGAACTTCTGCTGGACTTGTTTCGATTAATACTGATTCTCCTGATTGGCAATACATTAAATTAGAAAACTCTAACGTCCAAACAAGTAAACCTTATATGTTTGCATTATACAAGTCAGGAATGACACAAACAAGAAAAGTAATAGTTGACATAGCGATGCCGCAATTAGAAAAAGGGCCGGTAGCAACTTCTTTTGAACTGTATAAACTTTCAAACAAAAAGGACATTAAGACCGTAGCTAATTTGATCGATAAAAATTCTTTAACACCTAACATGTACGTTCGTGATAGCGATGGAGTAGTGACAGCTTCAGGAGCAGGAATGAGTGCTCTTGACTTCGTATCTATTGAAGAAGGTAAAAGTTACGTGTTTGAAAATGCACCATATTCATTTACTTTGCAACAACGTTATGCGTTTTACGACAAAAACAAAGTGTTCATAAGTGGTACTTCTCACTACAGTTCGGTTTCTGCAAACAATCCCAAAACTTTTGTAGCACCAAAAGGAGCTGCTTATGTAAGGACTGCCCTTTTACCTTCTGAACTATCAACAGCTAGATTTTATTGTGTTGAAGATAACACAAAATCGAATAACTTAGGTCTTGATAGAGCACCAATTCAAGATTTACCTATCGTCACTTCACGAAATCTCGAAGTAGCTAAAGGTGGTAAGTTGTATGGTTCGAACCAAACAGTAGTTGTTAATGGTGGTATTCAAGTTTCTGAAACTTTAAAAGAAATGCACAAAACGAAACAAGTTGGAATTATTGATAATATGGCTGGATCACTTGAGTTTACTTATATTCCTGCTGAAGATCAAGCTACACTAAAAAATACGACAGTGAACCGTACTTATTTTTCTACAGGTGGCGGTCAACAATTCCGTGTTTGGTGTTGGGGTGGAGGTTCTACACATATTATTAATTTCGATATGACTGCTTCTACCGGAAACAGAACGTTCTTTGATTTTGGTACAACGTTAACAACACTACAAAAAGGAGTACCAATTACATTTAGAATTGAATGGAGCATCACAGAATTTAAACTGTTTGTAAATGGTGAGAATCGCTTAACTAAAACAATTAACGCCGGTGGTTCTTTCAATACACAACCTTTAACTAACCCTTTGTACATCGGATGGAACACTACAGAATATACACCTATGCCTGGTGTCATGAAGGATATCACAGTTAAAGATAGAAACGGAAATGTCACACTAAAACTTTAATTAATGAGGTGCTAAAATGGACATTATTGTATGTTTAAATGACGGAACAAGTTTTGAAGTTCATATTGAAAATTATGATCCGATGGCGATTGCTGAACAATTAAATGATGCAACTAAATCTATGATCGTATTTGGTTATTATGTTGTTCAACGATATTCTGTTGTCAAGGTAATGCCGAAACCACCAACAGAAGTTGCAGCAGAATAAGGAGGGGCTAATGCTCCTTCTTTTTTTGTGGAGAAAAAACATGCGAAAAATGATATTTATAACTGTAGACAGGTCATACAAGGAGGTACAAAATGAGTGTAATTAAAAGCTATCAGATAAATCTTGATATATCAAAAGACATTAAGAACAATCACTTTTCATTCAACCAAAACGACACGAATACCGCGAAGATTACAGTTAACTTGACTAACAATAAAATTCCGGTTTCACTCACTGGATCAACAGTACGTTTTGCGTTTTTAAAAGCTGATGGAAAAAGAGTTTATCAAAATGCAACGATTGTTAATCCAACAGGCGGTATCGTTGAAGTAATGTTGAACTCACAAGTTCTAGCCGTACCGAAAAGAGTCAAAGCAGAAGTAGAACTCTATTTCGATGGCACACAACAAAATGCTGTAACTAGACCTTTCGAATTTACTGTTGAACGATCTATCTTGAGTACAGAAGCTATTCAAAGTTCTAATGATTTTCCTATCATCAACACATTGAATCAAAAGTTAGCTGATGTGATGAATGTTGACTTGAAACAATTAGCTGATGTTGGAGCTTCGATGAATAGTATTAAAGCAGACGTTACTACCCTGGATCGTAAAACGGATTGGATCGATGTACGCGATTACGGTGTAAAAGGTGACGGAACAGGTGATGATGCTGTAGGTATTATTGCTGCTTTAGCAATGACTGAAACATTAAAACGTAAAAGGGTCATTATGCCTGATGGACTTTATAATGTCGGCCAAACAATTGTTGTTCCGCGAAGAATACATTTGGACTTGAGCAAAAGCACATTCATACGGCCCATCAAAGATATCAACGTGATCCAGCTGAAGCCTGAAGCTCAATTAACAAGTGGTGTTATTGACACAAGACGTTTCACTGGAAGAACTTTTACAGATTTCACTAAAGCTTGTATTTATTTAGATGGTAATGATGTGTTTTCACTTTATAATGAATTGCATCAAATCAACGGTATTATGATGTTAGGTGAAGATCATTACTATACAGATCAGAATTGGACAGGAACAGGTGTGAGATTCTATTCCGGTAAGGGCGCTAATGGAGAAGCTAAATTTATTTCATTCGTCAACTGTTCACAATTAGGTATCTTCAACTTCCAAAAAGGGATTCATTTAGATGTAGATACTACCATTAAGACTAATGATGAATGGGCTTGGGTAACAGGTTGTACGTTCGATCAAGTGAATATGATGAACTGTACACAATCGATTGTACTTAATGGTGATCGTGGAATTCCGCGTGATGTTGGTGGTAATATCTTCACAAACATGCAAATTCAAATCGAACCAACTTCTGATTATGCAATTTATTGTGAAGGTAGTTTTAACCGCTTTGAAGGCTTATTTTGGGATTTACACAAGAACCCTAATCCTAGTATTAAGTTTGCGAAAAGTTCTCGTTTTAACGTAGTTAAATGCGCTCACGGATATGACTCACCTCAACACTTTTTAGATGAAGGTTATGACAATACAATCGAAAGTGCAACTAACCACACACCGCATAAACGTAATATGGCCTATCCTTTATCTACTCCTTTTAATCCTAGTATGTTAGGAAATCAGGATGATTATTTAGTTCGTGGTGATCTTCGCGGATATACTTTTACTCAAGTATCCAATCACACAATTAAGTATGGTGGTAATTTAAAAGAGCTATTAACTATGGAAATGGAAACAGGTGTTACATGGGGTGCTGCTGGAACAACCTATGATGCTCCTATCGTATTCGAAATTGACTTATCTTCTGATCCGATTTGGTACGGTGCGTTTTTTGGCGTTATGGGTGCTTGGAATACTTATCCTAAAGGGGTTCGAATAGAAGCTTATGATGCCATAACAAGTAAATGGGAGTGGTGTCATGAAGTCGATAAGAATAGTAGCTATCCTTTTGTAGTCGCAGCACCGTGGGTAGGTATTAGTAAATGTACTAAAATCAGAATTTCGTTATGGGGAACAAATCAACCATCAGGAACAGACGTTCAACTAAGTCGCGTTTTTGCTGTAAGTGGTAAAAATGAAGGTAAAGCGTGGTTTCCGAAAGCTGGTGGTAATGTAGACGGAAAGATTTATACTATTGGTGGCCTAGTGATGGATAAACGTACTGATGATCCTGCTACTGCTGAAGTAGGTCAAGTGTGGTACAGAACTGATTCAAGCAAATCTCCTGTTCGTGTTATGACTTCAGAAGGCGTTAAATCCTTCACATTGCAATCTATACCAAATGAATACCTTAACATTGCTGGTGCTGTTAAAAACGGAACAACAGCTGTTATAGCGGAAAATACAACTGATTATTTTAGAATCACTTGTAAAAACAATTCAGACGGTTTAATCATCCCTATGACTAGTGCTGTTGTCGGAAAAACCTATACACTTGTTTTAGATGTGATGTTGTTAAATACAGTAGATGACGTTATCCAGGTTCGATTGTATAACAGAACGAAAAACACTTATTACAATCTTAATTTAGCAGTCACGACAACAGCATTAAATACTAAGCAACGCATAACAAAGAACTTCACTTTTACAGCAGGATCGACTTTTGCAGCTGGTGATGCAATTGAATTATGGATTGTTCAATCGTGGAAGAATAACACTCACGATACATTTGAGTACAAGGTATTCAAGGACACGCTTGCTATTTATTAGGAGGGAAATGGATGCTCACTTTAGTACACGAAGACATTTGCGTTTATTTGGATTATATGATTTCGCAAAGTCTACAGAAGACAGGTAAAAATTTATCTTTCATAAATGATTCTATTGAAGGGATAGCTAATTTGGGCCGCTTTGAAATCGAAGTGGTTCAAGGTTCTTTTGCAAGATTCACAATTAAGATCGAAACACAAACAATCACTTTCAATACTCCTTTAGTTGTTGGTGACAAATTAAGCATTGATTTGGATAAAAACATCTTTAAAAAGAACGGATCGATGATCTTCACTGATGCTATTTTAACATTAGAAGATAACTCTTACGTTAATGTCAATGTTGATTTTGTTGGTGATGGTACTGCTTCTGTAACTTATTTCTATAAGTATTATGAAAAAAGAACAGATGATTTGATGTTTGTTGATAGTCTATCTTATGACAAAAGTATCGAATACTCAAGTAGAACAAACATTCGAAATGAAAAGAAGATCGTCGGCAATAAAAAAGAAACGTTCAGTTTTTCTTTAAGCCTTATTTGGAATGAGGATCAAGCTGAATTGATCGATGACGAATTCCGTTTACGTCTGATTGATGAAGAAGGATTTCCAATCGAAACAATGGCTGGATGTGTAATTACTTCTGAACGAAAAGGTTCTTCTTCTAATGGTGGAGATTTCACTTACGAAATTTCAGGAAGTTTCGAAAAAATTTATTAAAGAAATGAGAAATGCATCCGAAACCCTTGTATTAATGAATTCAGAACGGAAAAGTTCAATATTTTTTAATTAATGGAGGGTTTTGGAATGGCAAAGGTTAATAAATTCGCAAGCAAGGTTAGTAAATTAAAACGTACAGGTAAGGTACACTTTAACACTGATGAAGGTGAAGTGTTGGAATTCGTGGTTGAATCACGTAAAAGTGAAGCTATCGATGAAATTAATGGACAATATGATGCTCTTAAACCAAAAGTGCCGACTAAAAAATTACCAGCTCGTAACGGCTTCAAAGTAGTTGAGCAGCATGACGATCCTGAATATAAAAAAGCTTTAGGTGTTATTCAACGTAAGAACTTAGCTCATTTAGCTTTACTGTTCTTAGCTGAAGACGAACGCCCTGAAGGTGAAATTGAAGAACAAGTTCAGCAAATTATGGACATTGAACTTGCTGGATTCATCGGTAAAGTCGTTAACAAAGGTCTTGAGATTTCAGGTCTAGGCGGCGAAGATGATGAAGAAGAGTTCGAAGAAGTAAAAAACGACTAGTAGTAGGAGGGAAATTGAAGAATGGCGTTTACGAAGATTACATTTGGTTAGATATTTGTGAACGTTATGGATTAAATCCTATCACTGAATTCGATCCCCTACCTGATGACATAAAAATAATGATGAAAGCCAAATGGACGATTGACCAGGAACATAATTCAGAAATGGCTAAGAAGCAAAGTGAGGGGTAGGGCTTATGTCTTACCTCTCATTTTTATTTATGGGAGGTGTTTTTATGAGTCTAAGAAGAAAGAAATCAACTGTACAGCTGTTCAGGGATGACATCAAACAAAACATTGAACGCGAAGGATCGAACGTTGTATTTGAATGGACTGAAGTAACAGGTGCTACTTGGAATGAAACCTATGAATTGTGGGAGGGTGGAACAGAAACCAAACAATTCTACCACGAACGCGGAATAGGTAAGATTGTTGATTATAAAGAAGACATCATGGAAGAAGAATTTGCACGTTTTAATGTTGGTGAGTGCATTGTTCGTTTCCCTTATGATTCACCTATATTCGATGTTTTAACAGGTAAGTCAGATGTTACATTCATTTACCAGGGCCAACGATTTAAAATCGATTCTCCAATGTATACAGGTGATATGATCGACAATTCCTTTTACGCTTTAACTGTTCGCGGTGTGAAAGATTACGATGGAGCTGTTAAACGTGATTAGAATGAAGCTTGATACAAAAGCAACTGAAAATCTAGTCCAAAAATTAAAACTGATGCAAAGAGAAATTCTTCAAGAAACGAACAGTGTTGTTAATGACTTAGATCGTAACTTAACTGAAACGTACGAACGATCCGTAGACGAATTAGTTTATGACCAATATTCTCCTGAAAAATACCAACGAACACTTCATTTACGTGGTGCTCATGGAGCTTTGCAGAGGGACGTTCAATTAGTTGGTTATAAAAAGAATTACACATTTAAGATTGATGGAAGTAGTCGTGATCCGGTGGATGGTCAGTCATGGGATACAAAAGCTTACAATGTTGAGCACGGAACAACTGAAATGAGTGTAGGATTTAATCGTCCATTTATAGCACCTACTCAACAGAAATTAGAATTCGAAACCGAACGATTACGAAAATATTACATTGAACGTATTCGCGGTTTTATAAGAAAGGCGGCTAAATGATGGTATTCGATCAAGAAAAATATATCGAAAGTGTCAAAGGGATTATCATCGCTTATATCAAGAAAACCTTTCCTGAACACAAAGTCATAACCGCTTTCCCTGATGTCGAAGGAACTAATTTAGATTTAAGTGTTCCTATGATATATGTCGAATTCGAACGTGAATCGAATATCGAAAGACGTAGGGGGAAATGGGTAGGAGCTGACAGTTATCAACGAAGAGTAACCGTTGTTTATTCTATCCAGGTTTTTACAAGTGGTGATGGAAAGGGAGTATTAGCTAGGGATCGTACTATTCAGAAATTGAAAGTCGATATTCCTAGAAATGAAAGAGTTTTCGCTGGTCAGGGCTTACGTAAAGTTGATATGCGTTTCATGGGATCGTATCGATTAAGGGAACGTATTCATCTAGCAAGAATGGAAGTCTTTACACAAGTAACGATGACAACAATAATGTAAAGGTTGGTGGAATAGGTGCTAGGAAGGAAAAGAAAGGAATTTAGTTATGTTGAAAAAAAGTTCAAAGAAAGAGGATTTGAACTTTTAGAAGTTTGTTATCAAGGTAGTAAAAAAAGAATGAAATATAGATGTCCTAACCATCCACATAAAGATACATTTATTACATTAAATGAATTAACGAGTGGAAATAATTGCCCTTATTGTTCAAGAAAGAAAGTTGATTTCGAAGATATTATAGTCGCTTTTCACAATAAGAACTTAATCCTCTTAGATGAAAGTTATAAAGGAAATAGAACTAAAATGAAATTCGTTTGTAGAATTCACAATGATACTGTTCAGAAAATTAATTGGCACGATTTTAATAACACTACATTCAGTTGTAAGTTTTGTGGTGTTGAACATAGAAATAAACAAATTTCAGGTTCTAACCATTACAACTATAACCCTGAATTGACAGAAGAAGATAGAGAAAGAAAAAGAACTACAGAAGAATATAAAAATTGGAGAATGTCTGTTTTTGAAAGAGATAACTACGCTTGTCAAAAGTGCGGTGAACATGGTGGTGTTCTTCGTGGTCATCACAAAGATGGATACCATTGGTGCAAAGAAAGAAGATTTGATTTAGATAACGGTGTAACTTTGTGTGAATCTTGTCATGATAATTTTCATTCGGAATTCGGATTAAGAAATAACACTGAAAAACAATTCGATCAATGGATTAAGGATGGTGAGGAATAATGTCAGATCAAATTAAAATCAGCTTCCAGGTAGACGGTGAGGAGCTTAAACAGATAACACAAGCTATGAATATTTTGGACAAGTTCAACAAACAAGCAAAAACTGTTGTTGATGGTTTAAATGGCATGGGTACTTCAATGAATGGTGTTGGTCAATCCGCTAAGAATCAAAAAAATTCCATTGAAAATTTAGATGCTGCAATGCAATCATGGTCAAATAAGATCAAAGGTCAACAAAAAGAAATGCTGCAACATTCACAAACAGCTAAACGAATGGCTAATACTTTAAATCAATTAGGTTCTGATGCTAAAGTGACTGCTGATTCTGCTGGACGTTTATCTGCAACTTTTAAAGATATGAATGGAAACACTGTTAGAATGTCCGGTACTGTTCAACAATTGAATAGCCAAATCGGACAAATGAAAACAACTATCACCGCTACTTCTTCTGCTGTAACTGATTCTAACAAACGTCTTGCAGCAATGAATAAAGAACAACAACAGTTAGCTAAAGCTATGGCTGATGGACGTTCTAAATTCGAAAATCAATCCAAAGCTGTAAGTAAATTAGCTCAAGATTACGATAAGCTCCACACTGGAACTCGTGATTTATCTAAAGTTTTAGCTGATAACAAAGGTAAGTTCGACGTTTATACTAACTCATTACAAAAGAATAGTCAAATTATGAAAGCTTCAATTGATGCTCACGGAAAGTTCTCTCAAACGTTGAAGAACGAAAAAGGTGAGTTAACGACTATTTCAGGTTATTACGACAAGAACAATCAACGGATCACTGAATACAATCGTAGCATTGTTAAATCTGCTGATGCAATGGGTAGAGCTAGTAAATCAGCTAATCGTTATCAAGCTGAATTGATGGGCCTTAACAAGCAAGCGAAAAGTTTCGGTGAGTCACTAGAACATTCAGCTACTAAAATGGTTGAGTGGGGCGCTGCTGGTGCTGTTGTATTTGGTATCCAGGATGCTTTTAGAGGTCTAGGTGCAACTATCCTAGAAGTAGATTCACAAATGACTCAATTACGCCGTGTACTTGACGATGATGTTGATATGGGTAAATTGTTTGATGGTGCTGTTCGTAATGCAAGTTTGTTAGGTATTAAGTTAACAGACATCAATGAAGCGATGATTGAGTTCGGAAGACAAGGTTTTGACGATAGCGAAATCGAAAAATTAACTAAAGCAACAGGTATGATGAAGAACGTAGCTGATATGGATATGGGTATGGCTTCTGAAAACATGACTGCTTTCCTTGCTACATTCAGACGTGGCGTTGACGATACAATGGAATATGTTGACAAATTGAACGAAGTTGATAACAAGTACGCTGTAAGTGTTGACCAGCTATCTAACTCCATTCGTAAGGCCGGTGGTACTGCAAATGCTTTCGGTGTTTCTATGGATATGGTAATCGGTTATACAACAGCTATCGGTGAAGCGACTCGTGAAAGTGGTCAACAAATCGGTAACGCATTAAAAACAATTTTCTCTCGTGTAACAACATTAGGCGGCGCTGAAAAAGTTTTAAATGCTGTTGGTATCGCTGTTAAAGATCAGGCCGGTGAAGCTCGTAAAGCTGAAGATATTTTCGGTGATCTACACAAAGTATGGGGCGATTTAACAAATGCTGAAAGACAGAACATCGCGTTAAAAGTCGCTGGAACGCATCAAGTAAACAGATTCTTGGTTATGATGCAGAACTATGATAAAGCTTTAAAATCGGCTAAAACAGCTGAAAATTCATGGGGATCAGCTCAACGCGAAAATGCTAAGTACATGGAATCATTACAAGCTAAATTAAACAACTTATGGTCTTCATTACAATTAGCTGCTGTAGCTGCTGGTGATGCAGGATTAACTAAAGCGTTCAAGGTGCTTATTGAAACAGCTAATACATTAGTTCAAGGTGTGTTAGGAATGGGTAAAGCAATGGGAGATTTTGCATTATTGTTACCTGTTGTTGCCACTGGAATAGGCTTATTCACATTCAATCTTATGAAAGTTAAAGCTAATGCTGATCTTGCTGTAATCAGTTTGAATACTGTTGGTACTGCTACACAACAAATGGCCCTTAAAATGGGAGCTTCTACAACTGCTGCAACTGTTCTAGGTGGTGCTGTTGGACGTATTACCGGTGGTATTAGAGCAATGACAATTGCTTTAGCAACAAACCCATTCACAATTTTACTAGCTGCTGCTTCTACAATTGCTTACTTTGTAGGTCAATCTAAACAGATGGACGATCAACTTAAATCTATGCAAAACGGATTCAAAGATTCTACAAAAGAATTCAAAGCATTCCAGGAAGCTATTGCTAACAAATCTGTTGATGAATATTCTGTTAACAAATACAAAACTCAAGTAGATATGTTAAAAGATTCTACAGTCCTTTTAAATGGTGTTATGAAGGATGGAGTTAAAGTATATGAACAACAGAATAACAGTATGGTCGCAATGAAAGCTGGTACTGAAACAATGGGTATGAGTCAGGCCCAAATGAAGAAGCACTATGCTGAAACAACACTAGCTCGTAAAGCCCTTTCCGAAGAAGAAATGACATCATTATCAACATTAGGTATTTCAATCAAGAAGAACACAACTTTAGCTGATGTTGTTAATCAAGTTAAGAATCGTCAAATCGATGTCAAAGGTGCTGTAAAAGATGCTGGTGAAGCAATGAAGAAAGCTGACAAAGAAGCTATTTCTCCTGCTATCGATCAATACGGTGATTTGAACGATCAATTAGATAAAAACGCTTCGTTAATGGAAAACGCTATTGGTTTCACTAACAAGTATATCAAATCGATCAAAGAACAGATTGGTGTAGTTGAATTATTATCAGGTCAAGAAAATTTAAGCAAGACACAAAAAGACCTTTTAACAATGTCTACTCAAAACTTAACTGAAGCTTTTGGAGATCAGAATGATACAACTGAAGATGTAATTAAAAAAGCTAAAGGTCAAGTTAAGAGTATGGATGAATTGATGGAGCTTTCAGGTAAACTAGCTGATGGTACTGCTACTAATGAAGAGAAGAAACGTGCTCAATATCTTCTTACACAACAGGCAACATACGAAAATACTCGTGTGGCCCAACAAGAAGCGAATAAAGTAGCTAAAGCTAAACAACAAGAAGCAAAAGAACATAATTATACAGCTGGTCAAGCGTTCCAAGCTAGTATTAAAACGAATAAGGCTTCTTCTAGTATTTCATCTACGACTACTCAAAAGATGGGTATTGTCAGAGGTGAGTTAAATACAACTGGAACTAAACACGCTGAACACGCTAAATCAGCTCAAGATTCATCTAAGAAAGTACAATTAGCTGGTAGCGAAATGTTCAAAGCTTCTAAACGTGATTTCAGCAAAACAAGAGATCAAGTTGACCAAACGAAGAAAGAATACAACAAGTTAGAAGATGAAGCTAAAAACATCCCTAAAGGTATCGCTAAAGGTATCATTAATGCTATCGCTGATCCTGAAAAAGCTATTGCTAAATTAGCTGAAAGTCTTGTTAAGAAATTTAAAAAGGCTTTAGGAATCAAGTCACCTTCTCGTGTGTTTATGGCTTTAGGTGGACACGTTATCGACGGTTTAGTAAATGGTTTAGATGTTGATAACTTGAAATCATTAGGTCAGAACGCATTTAAAGATTTCGCTGATGGAGCTTTCAACTCAATGGATCAGATTAAAATGTTCCTAAGTGGTGGCGGCCCTGGAAACTTTAAGAATCCTGGTGGCGGTGGAGCTGGTTGGAGATCGATGATTTATGCTGCTGCTGCTCAAATGGGTCAATCGGTCACTGAATCAGAGGTAAATGGAATAATTGCCCAAATAAATAGGGAATCCGGAGGAAACCAAAACATCACTCAAAGTAGTGCTGTATGGGACGTTAATACCGCTGCTGGAAACCCGGCTAGAGGACTTTTGCAGTATATTCCTCAAACATTTAATGCGTATAAAGTCCCAGGTTATGGTTCTATCTATAACGGATATCACCAACTTTTGGCCTTCTTTAATAACAAAACTTGGAAACGCGATCTTCCATATGGACGAAGAGGATGGGGGCCAAGGGGCGGTACATTCTTTGCAAACGGCGGTATAACAGGATCTATCTATCAACAGGCCGAAAGTAACGGATTTGTGCCAAATGGAGGATTTATCAATAAACCTCATTTTGTAGATGGTGGACGTGGTATTGCAGGTGAAGCAGGAGCAGAAGCTATCATTCCTTTATCGAACATGCGTAGAAGTCGTGCTTTAGACCTATATTCACAAGTTGGAAATATCTTAGGAGTTCACGCTTATGCTAATGGTGGAGTAACTAAGAAGACAACAACGAAAGCTAAACAACCTCCTGCTGCTTGGTATACTGTTCAATCAGGTAATACTTTAGCTGGTATCGCTAAGTTGTTCGGAACTTCAGTTAAGTATTTACAAAGCATTAACAAAGGTTTAGCTAAGACATCTAAAGATAAAAAGCTTACTGAAAAAATGAAAGTATCCGTTGCTGGATTGATTACGAAAGATGGTTCTTATCGTGCTAATGATTTACTTTCACCTTATCGTAAAAAAGCCGGTTATGTTCAAGCTGAAAATGGTACATGGGTAAAGAAAACAACAACGAAAGCTCCTGCTAAGAAACCAACAACACCAGCTAAACCACCAGCAAAAACATACGCAACTAAATACGGTCATGTAACAGCTATTGAAGGTGATTATAGCGAAATGATGTCTACAATTGGATACTTGCAAAACAATGGTATCTATAATGATTCTCAAGCATTATACGCTATGAAATCTCAAGTTCGTCCACAAACTAGAGGTACACAAGATCGTCGTGCTTATAATGATGCTCAAATCGATATTATTTCTAAAATGGATAATGTCAAGAAAGCTTCAGAATGGTTCAGAAGCGCTAACCTTTTCTTATCAGGTGACGATTGGAAGAAAGCGTACAATCAAACTATGGAAATGGTTAAGGCTAATGCAGAAGCAAAAGCTCAAGCTGAAAACGATTCTAAGTTAGCTAACCGTCAAGCGACTTTATCTCGTGAGCAAACACTTGGATTAGCAACAGCTTCTCGTACTTCATCTTACCTACGTGGAAACATTCGCGCTTACTCTAAGACTGATGAACAGAAGTTAGCATACAACACGGCTCAAATGGACGTATTTAAAGGAATGGAAAACCTTAAAACGTTTGGTCAATGGTTCGATCAAGCTAAGTTGTTCGGTACTGCTGCTGAAATCAAACAAATCAAGGAAAACTTAACTGAAATTGTTCGAGATAATGCAATCGCTGGTGTTACAAATGCTACTAATGCATGGTTTGACACTTTCAGTAAACGTACTCCTGAAGTCATCAAGAACCTGGAAAGAACAGTCAATACGATTGATTCAATCAAAACAGCTCAAGAAGATGCAGTATTGAATAGCAAGATTGATTCTTATATTTCTGATCGTCAAGCTGCTTTAGGTTTCGATAACCGTACTGACATTGAGAAAAAGCAATCGAAAATGGATTCTGTTAAGAGTCAAATCGATGCAGCTATTCAGCAAAACGCTGAACTCAAATTCAAAACGGATTCTTCAGACATTAATGCTAGATTGAAACAACTACAAGCTGATAAGGATAAGTTGAATCAAGGGATGAAAGAAACAAGTGCTTACGGGAAATCGAAAGGTTTATCTGATAAGGACATCAATGATTCTCTTCAACTTTACAAAGATCAACTTGCAGCTATTCAAGAAGAAACAACTAAGCTGATCCAGCAGAAGAAAGATTCTGTTGATATGTTTAACGCGAACGAAACAGCTATTGGTTCTTTAACTGAAGAATATAAGAAATTAGAACGTGAAATGCAAGAAACGCAACGTCAAGCTGATATCCTTCAGAAGATCAAAGATAAAGTTAATTCTATTTTTGATTGGGATACAAGTAATGTGCTGACTGAAAAAACTGACCAATTCGGAAACACGGTGCGTGATATCGAAGGTAACGTTCAGAAAGTCCTAGACATTCAGAAAGCTATCCAGGATATCACAGCTGATATTTACAGCAATATCGGAAACACTGTTGACGAAATGGTGACTGAAATCATTTCTTCTCAACTACCTTCCATCGGTGATTTAATGGGTAATGACAATGATTACGGTGCAATTTCTTCAGGTATTAACGGCGCGATTGATTCAGTTAAGCCAACGTGGGATGCAACACTTTCTTACATGGCTCAATCAACTTCTCAAATGTTCAGTTCTCAAAACTGGCAAGCTGTTTCTCAAGGATGGATTCAAAGCATGGGTTCTACTATCCAATCTCTTCAACCTTTGTTTGAGCAGATGATGGTAACTATGCCTGAAACTATGGGTAAAATGTTTGAAAACTTACCTTCACTTGTTTCTGTAGCAATGCAGAACATTACGACAGGTATCTTTAATACAGTTATCCAAATCCTTAATCAAATGGTTGCTACAGTGAATCAGATCGTTCCTGCTGCTCAACGTATTCCTGCTTTTGAGTCAATGCAATATGCGACTCCAACGTATACGCAAAATAACGACAATAGCTCTACAGAAGAGAAGAAAGTGTACTCTGCTGATACTAATGTAGTTAGAAATGTAACGTATGTTGTTCAAGCTGGTGTAGTTGTTGGAACGCAAAGTGAAATGAAAGAATTCGCTATGATGATTAAAGAATTGATTGATGAAGAAGAAGGACGTGGTAATTAATGGATCAATTTAGATTAGGAGTCAAAGGAGAGGGCTATGCCTTCTTCCTTCCTGATTCTTATAACAAAGACACAAAAGTAATCGGTGGACAAATGCGTAGATCAATTAGCGGTAAAGCTAAAAGGGATATCATCACCACTAAGAAAGTATTTTCACTTGGATTCACATTTTTATCAGCTGATGAAACTGCTGCTATTTATGAACAGTTCTTAAAAAATATCGAAGATGGTAAAAACTTAACCTTTGCTGATGATGAAGGTGTAGAATATACCGTGATGTTCGCTAATGACAGTTTCGGAATTAGTGATAGACAAGCTGCTGATGAAGTTTTTTGGTCAGGGAATATTAACTTGGAAGAGGTGTAAGGAATGGTTGAACGCTTAAAACAAACAATCAGACATCCTAAGATGGAAGTGTTAGTGGATTTTAAAGGTTTGGGCCTGAACAGAATCAATGAGTGGGAAAATATCACTGATTATGTCCTAGATATTTCAGGTAGTAAGGAGAAAGCTACAGAATCAGTCGGTGGTGTTACTAGTGATATTGTTACATTTGCAACAGATAACAAAGGTAATGTATTTTCAAATACTAATCCTAAAAGCCCTTTTTATCAAAAAGTAAAATCGAATGTTGACTTTGTTCTCAAGACAGGATTTAAAGGTGAAGAGTTAAAAATTTATGCTGCTGGTATTATCACAAAATTCGCTCCTTCGTGGAATGACAAGAAATACAATGTAAGTGCTGAAGATTATTTTTATTTGCTGAAAAATACTGATGCTCCTAAAACAGCTTACCAGGATGTTTCATTAGATGAACTAGTGCATATCCTTTTAGATGCAGCTGAAATTCCTTCACAAATTAAGCGGATCATACCGAAAACTGAATTCAACTTTCAGTATTTTAAATTTGAAGAAGCTAATTGTTTTGATGCCCTGAAGAAATTAATGGAGATTTCCGTTGGTCAGGCATACTTTGAGGGGCTTAATTTTGTATTTGAAACAAAGTTAGCACTTGATTATGAATTAGATTTGACTGTAAAACACACAATTGAAGAGGATGACATCTTTACCTTTGACGAAACAATTGAAGATTCAGATATCGTAAATGCTGTTTCGATTATTTCTGATCCTAAGACGATCTTTCCAAAAGAGCTTGTATTTCAAACTCCTGAAAATATCGTACAGGTAAATGAAGAACCTATTACGTTTGGTGATGGTAGTTCGTTCTTTATTGACAATACTCATTTGCCAATCATCAACAATACTGAAAATCCTATTTCGGTAAAGAATTTAACTCAAGGCCGTACGATTAATATTCTTACTGTAGATAAAAATACAGGTAAAATCACAATCGCTCCTGAAAGTTTAGCTTATGTAGCAAAAGGTGACTTGTTAGTTGTTTCTTATTCTTATCAGCAACTAGTTTTACTTCCAGGCCAATCACGTACTTATTCACTTAGCTTATCAGGTGAGGTACACGCTCTTACAGACGTTGATGTAGCTGTTTGGGATGCAACAGGGCAATTACCTAGAGATTATTCAACAACGCCAAATAAAGCAAATACAGTATCTCTAAACCAATTCAACTTCAATCAAACTTCAGGTTTGGTTACTGTTGTTTTAAAGAACAACTATAATGAAGGTATCACAATTTCTACGCTGCAATTACGTGGTAATCCAATTAAAAGTGCTAATCCATTAGAAATTTACGTTCGTGATCTTCCTTCTATTAACGAATATAAAAAGCAAGAAATACAAATCGCTAACAATTACTTCACGAATACGAAGTTAGCTCAAAAAATTGCACAATACATTGTAGACAATCGTTCTCAACCTAGAAAGAAAATCGGCGTTGATATGGATGGTTACACTGAATTAGAACTTAATGATATCGCAAAGGTAATTGAAAATGAAAGCGGAACAAACCATACGTTCTACGCTGATCGTATCGATTATTCTTTTTCTGCTGATGGTGGGTGGACTGCTAAAGTTACATTTACTCAAACTGAAACTGAACAATGGGTGTATGAATCATTCAAAGGTGAATCATGGGAGAAAACAAATCCTGGAAATCCTATCGATGACTTCATTTTCGATATCAATGCAAATATGATTAAGAATGGTGGAGCTGAACTTCATACTGGAATTGCTGATTATGTAGATGCTGGTGCAATTGGTTCTGCTCATTATGTTCCGGACTATTGGAGATTCACACGTTCAACAGGAAATGCTTCAGCTAGGATTCGTACCGGCGGTGAATTAGCTTTACATGCGGATCAGTCTTTCGAAATCTCAGCATCAAATAGCGGTTCAGGTTATTATGAACAAACTATCGAAGGTGTTGTTCCTTCTAAGACACATTCAGCTTCTTTTATAGCACGTTTAGATGGGTGTACCGGCGTCTTTATCGTTGAGCAATACGCTAACACTAGTTTAATCAAAACGCTTTCATATGACCTTCCTGAAGGCTTAAAAGAATATGAATTCCAATTCGCTTCTGAACCTACAGCAACTTCTTTTATTGTCAAGTTTAAAAAGAAAGCTGGTACAAAAGGTTCTGAATCAATGATCTTTGACAAAGTAAAAGTTGAAGAAGCCGACAAAGCTAGTTTGTATTTAGAAGCTAATGAAACTCAAAGTGTTCAAGCTGGACAAAAGTATGATAATTCAGTTATAATCGGTAATAACTACGGTGTATCGGTTTATGATGCTAATAATTCTCAACGTGTTCGCATGGGCCAATATGCACCAGGAAAGTACGGTATGCGTATTGACAATGGAGCACTTGAAATTGTTAACGGATTATTATATGAACAACTAGCTAATGATGTAGGTAAAAAGTTAGACATCAGCGCAAATAACGCTATAACAAGTTTAGCTATGAGTATGTCAGGTCTTGATGGTGATTTAGATACAGTTTCAGGTATCGTCAATAGTCATACAAGCCTTATCCAGCAGAACTCTGAACAGATACAATTAAGAGTTTTATCGTCAACATACAAAACGGATAAGGATGGAATATTGAAACGTCTTTCTGACAATGAAACGGCTATCAGTCAAACGGCCCACGATATCACCTTACTTGCTACTAAAGACTCTTTAGATGAATTAGGTAACGTTGTTGAATCAAATACAGCAGCAATCAATGTCAATGCTACTGCTATTACTCAACGTGTAACAACATCAACTTTCAATCAGGCCATTACTGATACTAAAGCTTATGCTGATTCTGCTGCTACTTCTAAAGCAAATACCGCTGAAAGTAATGCTAAAGCTGCTTCAGAAAAGAATATTCACATTGGCAATACTTCGCCAACCGACACAACGAGAAAATGGTTAGATACAAATACAACCATTCCGATCTTGAAGTATTATACAGGTGGAACATGGAAAAAGTTAATTCCTACAGCTGCTTCAGATATTGGCGCTGAAACTCCATCAGGAGCACAAACTAAAGCAACAACAGCGGAAACAAACGCTAAAAAGTATATGGATTCAGTGAATGCAACAATTCAAGATCAATTCACGGCCCAATCATCAAGCATTACTCAACTTTCGAACAGAATAGATAGTAAAGTTGAATCAACAACTTACACTCAAGGTATCGCTGATGCTAAAACTTACGCTGATGGTAAAGCTTCTACAGCTGAATCAAACGCAAAAGGATACGCCGATACTAAAGATACCGCAACTTTAAATAGCGCTAAAGGTTATGCAGATACTAAAGATGCTGTTATCGTCGAAAGAGTAGAAACGAATTCATCTTTAATTAGTCAACAAGCGGATAAAATTTTATCTATGGTTACTAAAACCGAATTCAATAGCTTGAAAATCGGTGGTCAGAATAAAGTAACTGGAACTGATTTTAAAAACGCTGTAGGATGGACTAGATGGAATGTTGGTACACTTTCATTTGCTCAAGCTGATTCTAGTATGCCTAAAAATTATCTGAAAGTAGAAACAAAAGATGGATCAGGTAACAATTTAACTGTAGCAAGCGGTCAAGCGATAGGTTTACAACATAGTGGACGAACTTTCAGGGTAATCGCTGGTCAAACTTATACAGCTTCTATGATAGTTGCTACTAGTGAATTAGGCGGTATGTTGGATTATCTTTATGTAATTCACAAAGATGGTCAAGGTAACAAGAGATTAACCAACGTTGATACAACTAATTTCGTAACTGTTCATCCTGCTTATAGTGGTGCTCCTTCAACTTATGATTTCAGAATGGTTTACTTCACATTTACAGCAGCACGTACAGATGATGTTTACTTGTTAATCGGCGGTACAACTAAACGTGACTTGGGTTCTACTGCTTATGCCTGGATTCGTTTATACGATTTCAAAGTAGAAGATGGTGATAAAGCTACTGCTTGGACTCCTTCAACAGAAGATGTTAAACAAGATATCAACACACTTTCTACTCAAATCAGTCAAACAGCTGAAGATATCTCATTGAATGTTGTTAAAAATAACAAAGTATTGACAGCTATCAACGCTTCAGCAGAAGGCGTTAAAATCAAAGCTGATCGTTTAGATATCACTGGATTAGTTACCTTCAACGTACTAAATAACGATATGCAATCAAGAATTTCTAATGCAGATCAAGCTTATGCTGATACTGTTAGATGGAAATTACCAAATACAACTTTAATCAATGGTGGTTTAATTGCTGCTGATACAGTTACAGCTAGTCAGATTTTAGTTGGATCGTGGGAAAACCTTTACCAAAACGGCGGTTTCGAAAAGAAAGATGCTGGATGGAAAAATGCTTCTGTTTGGTCAGTAGTTTCAACAGCTCCTTACAATGGAACGTATCACGCTGAAGGAACTTGGGGTAGTAGCGGTGCTGTTTCTTACTATGATGACCGCGAAATTGATGTCAGACCAGGAGAAAAATATTACTTCGAAGGTTATTTCCGTACAAAAACTTCTACTACAACGAAAGCTAGAACTATCCTGGTGAGATTTAAAGATAAAACAGGATCTTATTCTTACAATATCGTTGAAGAAACGTTATCTACTTCTTGGCAAAAGTTTTCTTATGTTGTAGATATTCCTTCTGATTGTGTATCGATGACTATAGGTTTATCTGTAAAAGGCGGTATGCCTTCAGGAAATTCAACATATGCAGATAACTTATTCTGTAAGCGAATGACAGACGGTTCTTTGATTGTCGATGGAACAATTACAGCTAGTATGATTAAATCATTAAATGGTTTAAATATTGGTAGCGGTCAGTTTACAGTAGATGGATCAGGCAACGTAATTATTGGTGGTGGAGCAACTTTAAGGGCCGCTAAGTTTGAAGGTCTAAGAGGTAACACAATTTCATTTGGCGATCACGGTGCTAAAATTGATACTTCTATCGCTGGAACAATCAAACGTACACGTTTTGCTGGAAATGATACAAACTACCTAGCTATTGATGACGATGGTACTTTCAACTTTGTTATGAACGGTGACTTCAACCCTAAATTTTATATCGCTAATGGTGGACACAAAGGATTGAAATTAGGGATGGGCCAAATCATCGGCCTGACTGATGGTGAAGCTATTCACGTTCGTAACGGCGCTAACTCTGATTATGGTAAGTTTGCTGCTGGTGATGTTGCTGTAACGAAAGAACTTGATGTTTGGGGCAAAGCTAAAATCGGTGGTACTGATTTAACCATTAACGGTTCTACAGCTGGTATGCTTAAATTGAAAGGTTCTCCATATGCTTACATGGAATTCTACGCTAATGGAACACAAGTTGGTTTCGTTGGTTTAGAACAAGCTTCAGGTCAGAATAACGTGATGCTTCAGAATAACAACGGCGGCGAAGTATTAATTAAAACCGCTGCAACTCGTGTTAAATTTGACCGATCTGTTGGACAAGTTGTTTTTAAAGATCAGAATGATAATGGTTACATTAGCCTAATCGCTAAAGATTTCGTTCCTGGATCATTAAGAGAACTAAAGAAAGATATCACACCTTTCGAAAAAACTTCAACAGGAAGAACAGTTTTGGAAGAGATTTGCAGCACAACAGTATTTAATTATCGTTACAAAGAAGAAAATAGTGAAATCGATCCGCTAAGAATGGGTTTGATTTATGATTCTGCTCCTTATGAAGTAATTGATCCGCGCGGTCAAGGTATTAATTTGTACGGTTTAGCTACAATGTCTTTCCAGGGTGTAAAGGAATTGAACATTAAGTTAGAAGAAAGAGTTTCTGAATTAGAAATGACTATTGACTCCTTGAGTGCTAGAATAGCTATTTTGGAAACAAAGTAAATAATAGGAATAAAATGGAGTGGTTTTTATGACCATTCCTTTCTTTTTTGTGAGATTTTGTATTTTGTTATATGTATTAATGTTACATGAGACAAAATTAGGAGGTGCTAGGAATGGACAAGCAACAATTACAACCTACATTCGAAGATGTGGTTAAAGAGCTAAAGGCTAGAATCGGTGATTTAGAAGTGGAAAAAGCTATTGCTGTTAGTGCGAACGCTAAAAAAGATGTTTATATCGCTGAATTAGAAGCTAAATTACCTCAAGAAGAACCGAAAGAAGAAGGAAAATAAGGAGTGAAAACGAATGGTTTCTGAAATCACTAAGACCGCTTCAGAATTAGCCGGTTCACAGTTTGTTTTCGGAATCCTTTTTATCCTTCTTTTGGTTGCTGTTTTGTGGAGTGTTCATAAAGCTTTTACTCAAGTGCAACAGAATAATATCGCTCAAGCAAATAAGATGGACGATATGCACTTGCAGCGACAAGCACAACTGATGGAAATATTACAAGAGAACAAGTCCGAAAGCAAAGAACGTGAAGAAAAGTTGTACGCAGAACGCGAAAAGCTAGTTCTAACAATTGACCGTTATAATGACCAATTAGAAGCAATTAGCGACACTCAAGCAAATACAAATGAAACTCTTAACAAAATGCAAGACAACCTTGAGAATCTTCAGTCAAATTTTACTGAAATGAATTACAGCGTGAGAGTTTTGAATGATCGTGTTGATCGTATTGAAAGAAAAAATTAATTAGGAGTGGTAAGTGTGGCTTATACATTAGACGATTTACTAAAGAAAGCACAACCTAAATTAGAGGGAGTTCATCCATCGGTTCAGGCATGTGCGCTACAATTGATTACTAAAGCTTATGCTAAAGGTTATAAATTGATTATCACACAAGGATTACGTACAATCTACGAACAAAATAAGTTATATGCAAAAGGACGTACAACGGCACAATTACGAGCTGTTGGTATTAGCGGAATCGCTGGTAATCCTTCAGCTGCTATCGTTACTCGTGCAAAAGGTGGTACTTCTTATCATAACTACGGTTTGGCGTTTGATATCGGAATTTTACGAACTGATGAAAAAGATGTTGATTGGACTGATTCAAAATACCGTCCTATCGGTGCTTTAGGTAAGGAATTAGGCTTAGAATGGGGTGGAGATTTCAAGTCAATTAAAGATACTCCACATTATCAGTTATCTTTCGGCCTTTCTATTGCTGATTTACAAGCAGGAAAACGTCCTAAAAACTCAACTGTATCTGTTCATCCAGGAGTTCAAGTTGTTAAGATGGGTTCTGAAGGTTCACTAGTAAAAGAAGTCCAACAAAAACTTAACAAATTAGGTTTTGATTGTGGTGATCCGGATGGTATTGCTGGTAAGAAAACTGTAGCTGCTATTGAAGACTTCCAGGCTAAATTTGGTCTTTCTAAAGACGGTATCGCTGGACGTGATACTTTAGCTAAATTAAACCAATTAGCTGCTGAAAAAACTGAAGAAGTTAAAAAAGAAGCAGAAAAGAAAGACTTACCTAAAGTTGAATCTTTCGGCGGTACACCAATTCGTGTAACTACTATCACTGATGCAGGAGTTTATCGTCACGCTGATATCTCTGACAAACATCGTACGATTAAAAAAGGAACAACTTTTAGAGTATACGGAAACACTTATGCAGCATGGGCCGTTAATGATGGTTTCGTTCAAATGAAAGATGTTGAACCTCAAGCAATGACTATTCATACCGGCGGCGTTAATATTGCTATGCAAACTGAATTGAAGCGTTTTATGTCAGGTCTTAACAAAGATACTGTATTAATCTTCAAATCAGAAGGTGGAAATCCTTACGCTGAAATTACCGCTAAAGGTTTAGTATTAGTTGAAATCCTTCGTTACTTGAAAGCTAACAAATGGTATTACAAAGAAGCTCCAAAAGCTTAATTTTTAGGAGGTGAACAAAATGGACAAAGGTACTTTGATTCGTACGGTGTTGCTAGTTGTGGCCTTGATTAACCAAACGTTAATTATGGTAGGTAAACCTGTTTTACCTGTAGATGAACACCAATTAACTAACTTGATCGATAACGCTTATTTATGGGGATCGACGGTTTATTCAATCGTTATGATCCTGGTAGCATGGTATCGAAACAACTTCATCACTAAGAAAGGTAAGGCCCAAAAAGAAGTTCTAAAGAAACACGGTCTTACTAAAGCAAAATAAAAAGGAGGGCATAATAGCCTTCCTTCTTTTTTTTATATCTTGACAAACTTATTGTACCCAACTTGTGGAAAGATATGATATTCAATTTTATTCGCTTCGATCATTTCTGCCAAAAATCCACCTATATCATTTTCGATAACATTGCAATATCCATCTTTTAGAAAATTATCGAACATTTTATCAGCTACTAATTTCTTACGTTTGACTTCCATTTCTTCTCTTCTCATTAAAAAATAAGCAGCAGCATGTCCACTTAATTTAATTCCTTGATCCGTGTGTTCCACTTCAGGAGCTTCGAACTTCTTCTTTTTGAATTCTTCGATGTTGGCTTGCAATTGATACAGTTCATCTTGTAAAAATTCAGGTTCAAGGCCAAAAACTGCTGCAATTTTGATACAATCTACAGCGGAAACGTTCACAGCTTCGAAAAGGTCTTCAGATGAACGATTACGTATTTGAGGGTAATTGCATTCAGTTATGGTAAAAAGTCCATTAGATTGTAATTTGAAGCTTAAAAATTTTTCCTTAATCACTCTATTAATGTAAGCACCTGGAAAAGTTGTAATTCTTTTGTTCATTTGTAAATTCCCCCTATAAATTTTATAAAGCTAATGCTTGTCCTGCTGTAATTTTCTTCAAATGTTTAAGAACCAATTCTGTAACCTCTAAATATTCTTTGTCACCAAAAATTTTGAATAATTCCATGTAGTCGTTATAAACATCCAAAAGCCCATCAATGATTTCTTTCCTTGACAATTCTTTTTGTTCCATTATAACTACCTCCTATTCAATTGGTTAACCTTATTATAAATGGTAAATTCCTATAAGTCAATTATAATTTTGGTAAATATTCATTTTGAACTAGCCAATGAATGCCTATACCGACGGAATCACTGGCATCGTCAGTTAAGAAATTCAATTCTTTGTTTTTGTGCCAAATTCTTTTGCTGTATTTTTTTACTTCATTTTCAACATCTTCTTTACTTGCCGATCCGTTTCCAGTGAAATCTTTTTTGAACGACTTATTATTCAACTCTTCTACTTCGGAAAAGGCAAATACTTTGTTAGTTATACCATGAACCAACGCTAATTTATATCCTGATAGTCCAGCTTGATTAACCCATTCTTCCTTTACAACTTTATGAGGAAAATAATTTTGCCTTAACGTAGACAGAAACATTTCTAAGTGAATAAGCTTCTTTCCTTCATCTTTTGTTTCGAAATGGTTATTGTTAATATGTCCATAATTCAAAAGTTTCGGCTTATTTCTAATGTCGAAAATAGCATATCCGTACGAATTTAATGATGGATCAAGACAAATCAAAAACATCTTCATCTACCTCTTTTCTGTTAAAAGGCTTATTCAAACCTTTTTCTCTTATGAAGTCGTTATAAGTGTCAATAGCTTCTTCTTTCGTTATATAATTACCTAAGAATTTTTTCTTCTTATCGAAAGATATTTCACATTTAAAGAAAGAACCTATTTGTTTTATCCCTACATCTTTAGTAGTACCTGTGAATTTATCGATTATCTTTCGAATATCTTTTTTATCGCGAAGTTTTTCTTTTGGCACGTCATTCAAAAAGGCATATTCACCATATTTTCTTTTAGCGAATAAATTGTAAGCAAAAGCTGCTGATTCTTCTTCATTAAAATAACCTATTGTTTTTGTTGTTTTTCCTTCAGCTATTTTCGCTATCCAGGTATTTTTTGTTTTACAAAAATGAACACCTTTATATTTAGAAGAAAGAACTTTTATCTTTCGTGTGTTCCCTTGACTTTGACTTTCACTACATACCCTCAAATTTTCCCTGGTGTTATTCAGGGTATCGTGATCTTCGTGATCTACTATTTTACCTTCAGGAAAATTCATTATTTCTCTATGCATCATAACTTTACCTTTAGGAGTATTTCTTACAGCGTAACCATTAGACGTTTCGTGCCAATTATACTGATTCAAATAGTTAAAATCGCATTCACTAACTTTAACTTCATTTCCGCTACTTAATGTTATAGTTCTATGCATTTCCTTTACCTCCATAATAAAAACACCCTTTCGCATTTTATACAATCATTAATACGAAAAGGTGTGACTTTTTTATTGTTTATGCTTCTAATAATTCATTCTTCCAGGCTTCACTTTTAAGTGACTCTAACCATTGGTCATCCTTCGTATCTTGAGCTAAATCAAAGAACAGACTTTGTAAAATGGTTCTTTGTCGCTTGTTCAATTCAACTTCTAAAGGATTAGGTTTACCATGAATGAAATCAAATCGATAAAGAGTAACTTCACCTACAGAACCTTTGATCGGATTATCCTTAAAATCACGAATTAATTCATCTGTTTCAAGGTGAAACTTTTTATATACATCAAAATGAATTCTACCGTTTTCAAAATGAGTAATTACGCCGTGATAATACACTCTCATTTCTTCATCCGTATACTTAACTTCGTTACCTACTTCATAATCATTCATTGACCATGCCATAAATGAAACCCCCTTTAAATTTTAAACAGCGATATCTTCAAACTTAATCGGATCACCCGATTCATAATCAAGCAACTTGAAGTCCGAAATTGTAAAATCATAGAAGTTTTTGACTTCAGGATTTACCCATAAAGTAGGTGTTTTGAATTGTTCACGTTGAATCATTTCTTTCATTTGTTCTTCGTGACGGTTATAGATGTGTGCATTATCAATGTTGAATACTAATGTACCAACTTCCATTCCAACTACTTGTGCAATCATACGCTGCAACACGTACATTTGAAAAGTGTTGAAAGGATTTCCGATTGGCATATCATTCGAACGAATGTTAACTGTTAAATGTAATTTTTCTTCCCATGTTTGCCAATGCGTTTCATACATACAAGGCGGTAAAGCCATCCCTGGAATATCTTCAACACACCATAATGTTGTTTTAATTTGGTTAGAGTAACGGTTAAAGATTAACGACTGTATTAAATGGTCAACCTGATCCAGCATAAGATGTGGTTTTCCGTCAATAACTTTACCAGGATATAAACCTTTATCTAATTGTGTAGTGTCAATTTGACCAGCATATACAGGCCGTTTCTTGTTAGCTAATTGCCATCCGTAAGATTTACCTATTGTTCCATCTTCTTGTTCCCATTCGCACCAAATAGTCTTTTGCTTACCTGTTAGTTCGCGCAGATCATCAAGTCTATTTGATTTCTTTTGCCACATCCATAAAAATTCCCAAATAGGCGTTTTATAACCTAATTGTCGCAATGTAGGAAATGGACACTCGCCGTTAAATACCATACGCTCATTTAAAACTGATCTAGCATATGCTGGTGATCCATCAGAATCCCATCTAGCACGAATTGGTTTACCTTCGTTACTTTTACCTTCTGTAAATATTCTGTTTGTAATACGAACGATCTGTTCATCATACGTTGACATTCAATCACTCCTGGACTTCAAAATAATAATTATTAGCGGCTACATAAAAGCCATTTACAAATGCTGTATATAAATCAAATGGATTTTGAACTGTTGTTACAGCTAGTAATCCATTGAGATAACCACGTTTGAAAGCAATCATATCGTGCATCATATCGCCACTCTCCCAAAATGAGCTTCAGCAAAAGGTTTGATTCTTCTTTTGATGATACGGCCCACTTGAACTTGACTAATGCCTAAACCTTCAGCTATTTCCCTTTGACCTTTTTCTAACAAAAGTTGCTCCACTATGTAGCGTTCTCTAGGTTGCAGCTTGTCCATAAAATCTTGAGCAATAACATTAGTGTAATCTTCATCTGTACGCACAAAGTAATCAAATGTATCACCGAAAGTATCATCTTCATCAATGAGTTTATTTGTACTAGTTATAGTGAAGTTCTTATTTAAAGCAACTGCATCCATAACTTCTTTTTCAGACAAACCAACATCTTTCATAATTTCCTTTACATCTTTTTCGAAAGAGCTTTCACGATTAATCAACGAAAAATGTTCTCTTACGTGACGCGGAAAGCGAATTGATGTCGTTCGTTCTCTAGCCCAATGTAACCACTCACCTACCATGATCTTAACAGCATAAGTAGAGAATTTGTATTCGCTGAACTTAATCGGATCATACTTAGCACAAGCTGTTAACAATCCCATTGAAACAACTTGCTCAATATCTTCCTTTGAATAATTTGTTTGATTTTCGTTCTTCATCCAGTAACCAGCTAACTTTTCGTTCATTACGAAACCGATTAAACCTGAATTTTCCGCGAACAAAGCGTTTCTTTCCTCAATAGTTCTTAACATAATTTAAGCTCCCCCTTAAATTTTGGTTATAAAGTGAATACGTGATGCATACCCTATGTGATGTAAGTTAATTATATACCAGCAAATATCATTTTGTAAACAATTTTTTCTAATTTTTTAGGACATATTTTTCTTGAGGTATACCGGACAAATTGACCTCATGGTACAAAAGGACTCACAAAAAAATGGAGAATAGTTAGCTTGGAATGTACTGTTTTTTATTTTGTTCCATGCGCCTATTACTTTTAATTTTGCAAGCTCCATAAATACATCATCTATAACGAAAGTATGCTGCTGGTCATAAAGCGGAAAGTCAAATTCAAATTTATAAGGCATTTCTCCATATTTGGCCTTAACAGCAAGTGCATACACATATGGTTGAACTTTCTTTTTCAAAGCGGATTTTTCAAATGGTTTCGACTTTTTATAATCGCGGATCACCAAACCTTTTTCATCACGGTAAACATAATCGACAAAACCGTGAATAGGTGGAATTCCGAATTGAACCGAATGAGTAAACTCCATTTCAACTTCCAGGGTATTCAATTGACTGATTTCAATAGCCTTCCTCTCTATTCCGGAAAGGGCCAAATGATACAACTTTTCATATTCTTCTTCAGGAACGTAGCAGTATTGGTAGTTCTGCATGAAATAGTTCTTAGCCTGGAACACTTCAAATTCACCTTTTGCTAACTTTTCCATGATTGTATGAATAAGTGTACCTAAATCAGCGTGCCAATCGACGGTGTTATCAAGATCATCCATCTTTTCTATATACTTAAATCCGAAATAAAGACCGCATTGCTCATGAAGTTCGATCCTGCTGCTGCTCAAATACTCCATTACCACAACTCCTTATAAACATTTACTTGATCCATTGAAATAGATTCTTCAATTCTTAGGCCACAAATAAGGTTGCTATCAAGGTCTTGTTGAGTAGTAAGAGGACACGTTGCTAAATAATTTTGAATAGCTTCACGTTGTAAAACACCTAAAGCAACAGTGTTTGGCTCTCTTTTATTAACAGCTATAAATGTGTTTGTTTCTTCTTTAATCGCTTTTATAATCGTATCCATAGTAATCATTTGCATATTAACTACCTCCAATAATATAAAGCCCTACCGAATGGACAGCAGGGCTTATAACTTATTTATTTAATCCGTTAAGGTTGATCTTTTTATTATCAGTTACTTTGTAAATAACAACAATAACGTGATGTGTTTCGTTTTCATTCATAGCTAAATTACTTTTGATATCAACAACATTGATCTTATGTTGACGTATCCAGTTATTTACTGTTGCATCCCTTTCGCCCCAAAACTCCTTAATCTGTAACATATCAGGACTCCTTCGCTTCTTTGAATTTCTTGTAAATTTCGATCAATCCTTGACGATCTACACCTAAATGTTTCATAGCAGCTTGTAACAGCTGGTAATCCTCAACATCTTCACCGCGACAATAATTGCAGCTTGTTACTTCATAACCTTCTTCATCAAATCCTTCTTTAAATCCATCTGATTCAGCACAACTATCAGTACACCATCTTCTACCACATTCACAACTCTCGTGTGGCCCACAATCAGGAAAGTTATCTTCACAATTTGTACATGTTAAGTAATCTACACCCATTATTCAACACCATCACTTTCAGCTAGTTTTTTTAATGCATCACCGTTTTTAGCAACAGCTTTTTCAAACGATTTTCTAACATCTGATTTGATTTTATCATTCAATTCATTGTAACAATCGGTACACAATCCAGCTTCAAACGCTTTAGTTTTAACACCTACCCACTTAAATTCTTGACAAGATGGACAAGGGATGTAGTTTTTCATCCGTCCTGATCGAACTTTACTTACGTTTCGTTTCATTTCAATTGTACTACCATTTACCAGGGTAATCATAACCGTGTCCTTCTGTACTCTCTTTCTTCCATTGCTCTTTCTTTTTCCCATACCTTCATCTGCTCCTTCAGACAGTCATCACAATAATCACTGTCACTATTTGTTGGTTGTTCACAATAAATGCATTTACCGGTGTTTAACACCATCCCACTTCCTAGTCTGTTCTCGACTCGTAATCAATAATTGTTGTAGGTAACGAAGGTATTCAGGATCATTTTCTACTTTACCTTCAAGTACCACCATGATAGCAGTAACTATTTCTTGTTCAAAATTGATAATGTTTTCGTTTGCTTGTACGATATTTTCACTCATTTTTAAACCCCCTGAAATTTAGATGCCATTTTTAAACTAAGCATAAAAGAATCCTTAACACAATCTGCTGGATCGTGGCCCAATATTGAAGGCATCGTTAACCAAATGTTTTTACCTCTTTGTTTTAATTCAGCAGCTAACTTAACAGCTGAAGCTTGACTAGCTTGTGTTGCATCATTATCAGCAAATATTACAATGTTATCAACACCCATATCACAAAGTAATTGAACTTGTTCAGGTGTTGTTGTGTTACTTAAAGTAGCAACGAAATTTCCATAGTCGTATTGAACGGCTCTCCATACAGAAGCAGCACCTTCTACGACTCCCACCCACCCACGAGACATAGCGTGAACTTTTGCAACACGATAATTATAAAGTGTTCGTTTAGCTAAATAACCTTGTTCTGTTGAACCAAAACAGTATTTAGGAAACGTTTCATCATTTGTTGCGCGGCCCTGGAATGCTATGATCCGCATATTTTCATCTAAAATAGGTATAGTTAGACGATCTTTGAGCAAATTATTCATGTTACAGTATCCTAATTTGAACATTTGAGCAATTTCAGGAGTGTAACCACGTCCTTGCCAATATACATGTAACTTTCCGCTATCGAACGCTTCTAGTGTTGTCTTATCAAAATATGTAGGTTTGATAACTTTCGGTTCAAGTTCTATTTGAGTCGCTTCGTTAACTCCATTCTCACTACCTGAAGCAAACACCATAACATCTATAGCTTTTCTAAAACTATATCCCATGTGTTTAGTTAGGAAATCAACGGTGTCTATATTACCGAAAGTGCGGTGTGTAAAATCACTGAACCTCCATTTACTTTCATTAGGATAAAATGTTATGCCTAAAGCAGAAGGATTGTCACCGCCACGAAAGAAAGCATTAATTCTCCAATCGATTACAATACCTTTATTCGTCTTTTTGTGTGGTCTTAGATTTTCGATTGGAGCGCCTATAAAGGTCATCAATGCTCCAATATCTAACTTTCGGTTAAGTTCTCTCATTTCTTCTGCTGTAATCATAACACATTCTCCTTACTTGAAATTCAAACTTGCGTATTCACCGAACAATTCTACAGCTTTTTTATCGTAAGCTCTAGCTGCATCTTCTTCTGTTATATGCAAGCCTAAATGTATTTGTTTTTGTTGGAATTTTATATAAGCTCTAAATTTACTACCTCTTTTTGATACACCTTTGAACCTGGATGTTTTAGTTCTTTGTTGAGTTTTTTGGTTCATAGAGTTCTTGTGACGATTACACTCACGAAGATTATATTTTTGATTATTTAATCTGTTTCCGTCTTCGTGATCCACAATCATTCCTTCTTGTGCCTTCTTCAAAAATTGGTGCATATAAATAGTTTTACCATCAACATGACCTCTAGCATAACCTTCATTTAGATACCATTTATACTTAGAAAGAGAATCGAAATCTTCATCATCGACTAATGCAAACATCCCTTTGCCTATTTCACCGCGTAAAAATATCTTTTTCATGGTTATAACTCCTTTATTCTATGGAAATCGTTGAACCATAAGTCAACAGTTTTTCCTTCATCTTTACGATCAATTTTACGGCCCATTACAAGTTCAAGATAATGTGTCCCTTGATGTTGATGTGAATTTTCATAGCTTGGACGATTCTTTCTCAATACAAAGATAACGTCACCTAGCTTAGTGAAGTGAGAAGTTTCGGCAAATCTAGCTTTACCTTTTTCATCTACCCACATCTGACCGCTTGTAATAACAGGAATATCACATTGCTTTGCAATTTTCTCTTTAAGTGTATCAATTTTAGCGGCTAATAACAAATCGGTACGGCCCTTTTCTACTTCGTGAGACTGAATTTTAACATAGTCATAAGTGAAAAGCTCAATACCTTCCTGCATTTGCAGCAGCTTAACTTTACTTTCAAGTTCTGAATTGGTCATTTCGTTCGCGTTAAAATGAAAAAACGGTGTCATTTCAATCACGTCATATGCATCTATTAGCGCTTGTTTTTGCTTATCTGTTAAGAAAGGCTCACCATTTGGTTTAGTGTCTTCTGATGCCATGATTTGTTCTTCGGTAAGGCCAGCTTCTTTCGCTAATAATCGCATTAAAACTTCTTCATCGAACATTTCAGTATCCGCATAAGCTGTTGGTATCCCTAAATTTCTAGCAACATACCAGGAGATATCAAGCATAACAGATGACTTACCAATCTTTTCTTCAGCACCGATAACATATAGCGCTTTTTTACGAAGATTTTTCATTAGTTTGTTCATCTTAGGATACTTACCGCCGATATTAATGCCTTCGATTTCTTTATTCTTAATCTTCTCTTTGATCCGGTCTAACTTTGAACCGATTTTAGTTATCTTCTCGTGAGTTCTGATTGAATCAGCAAGAAAATAAGTAGCAGTTTTGATGTGAGTGTCCATTTCTTCCAGGTCTTCAAACTGCTTATTACCTTCATCAGTATTAGTTATAGCGAATGTGCGAATTTTAGCCGAAAGATCAAGGCATTTACGGCGATAAGATAAACTTTTCAATGTCTTCATTTGTTCTGTTACAGCTGGTGATTCAGGTAGTGTATCGTCTACAAGGCTTCTTACAGCTTGTACACCACCAATACCCATCAAACAGTCATAACCTTCTTTGTTTGTGTTCTCAAGAAGTGTCATGATGCCTTCAGGAGTTACGTCACCATCAGCAGCAAGGCGTTTGATAGCACCAAATGTAAATCTACAGTAAGGAAAGAAAAAGTCATCAGCTTTTAATTCCTGACCGATTATTGTAATCATAGCAGGTCTTGTCATCAAAACCTTCAAGATATATGTTTCTGTTGAATTTGAGCTTAACGCTGCTTTAGGATCACTAACCGTCATTGCTAATTACCTCCAAATCTTAACCCACCGCACAATATGAATAGGTGCATAAAACAAATCGCACAAATTGTTATTTTTAACTTTTCTATCATAATCGATGAATCGGAATGCTTTTCTATCGTGCCAAATACGTTGACAAGCGCTTTTGAAACCACGTTCTTTACGCATACGTCGAAATCTTCTTAATAATGATGTTTCAACATAAATGACCATTATGTTTTCTCTTCCTATTTTAGTAGCTAGGAATTCAACACCAGCTGGATCAATAATATAAACATCACTTTCGACTAACTGCTTGAGTGTACCGAAATAATCATGACCATCAAACCTGGTATGAGCAATAATTTCTTCTTCATGAAGCATTACAGTAGCTTGTACAGGTGTAATAAATTCATGAGTTTCTTCGCTTTCAAATCTCTTTGGACGTGAAGTGTAACTTTTTAAATCCGTTAATCCGTAACGTTCTAGTTCTTTTGAAATTGTTGATTTGCCTGTCCCACTTTTACCCACCAAACAAACGATTCTATCTTGACCTTTTAGAAAAGTATTCATTGACTTCCTCCTTAGTCATTTCGCTTCTAACCACTTCACCACTTAAAGAAGCCCAATCAGTGAAATCGTTTGGCATTCTGCAATTGTGAGTATCATAAACGGTGATGTTATTTCTATCTTGCTGCTTCCATTTCTTCATTAATTCTTGCATTGAAACGCCGCGTTTAGGTCTAGGCATTTTTCACTAACCCCTCATTCTTCCACCAATCATTACGTTTGCCTTGTAATTGGCAACTGATGATGACATATTTTCCACACTCTTCTTTCTTACAAATGAACTGCATTCTTTCATTCATAGAACCAGCTACTTCATAACGTCTTTCTTTACCATTCGCTAAGAAGCCGCCTAACTTAGAATTTCTGAATTTGCGGATAATTTCAGTTCGAACAGCGTTGATGTCAAGTCCAGCTGGATCAAGATTCTGTCTTTCGACAAAACGAATAACTGCATGATCTGACATAAACACTTTAACATTACCGATAAAATTACGTCTAACTTTATTTTTATAATGATTTGCCATTAAATTACCTCCCTTATCACCACTCTTCAGTGTCAAGCCAATTTAATTTCTTTTTCTTATCTTTATTATAACCATTTAAACCATTATTTTCAACGTTTTCTTTTTGTTTAGGGCTATAAATATCTAAATCATTTGAAGATTCTTTTTCGTGGGCCTTAATTTCTTCAGCAATCGCGCGGCCTTTCCAATAACCTAGACTTTCGGGTAGAACATCATAACCTAAACTTCCAATCGATCTGAAACGCTTTCCTGTCATTTGTGAATACTTGATTGTATTAATGATGATTTCATTTGTAGAAAGATCAGTTTCGATATTATTTTCTTCCAGGTATTTGTTAACTGTTTTGCGAAGTTGAGCAAGCATAATACCCATGCGGCGCTTTTCTGAAGGCGTGAAAGGTTGCCCATGCTCAAATGTCTTGATAAATAAATCGGTTACATCTTTATTTTTAATCATATTATAATCTCCTTTTTTAGACAAAATAAAAAGAGGTGCAATGATAAACACCTCTTATTTAATTAATCACCAAATGTTAGCGAATAATTGAGCTACATTACTACGTTCTGACTTCTGCATTTCAACTAGCCCTACCAGCGAAGGCCATCCCTTGTTTTCAAATGCTTTGATACCATTTACAAGGCCGTTTTTATCACCTTTGTATTTATGATCGAACGCTTGTTTGTAATCACCAGCGAATACGATCTTACTTTTGAATCCTACACGAGAACCTAACATTTGAAACAAATCGTTACAAAGCATTTGAGCTTCTTCAACAATGACAAATGTTTTGTCCCATGTGATACCTTGTTGATAAGCAGGAGTATCGAATTCAATGCAAGACATTACATCGTATGCATCATCATCACAAAGATTAGTGATTGACTTGATCCAGGGCATCATTTTCTCTTCCTTAGTCCCTGGTAATAGTCCTAAATCCTTACCTACAGCAGCAGGATTACGCAGAATTAATATTTTTTCAATCGGATTATGATAATCAAGCAGCTTCTTTAATGCAAATTCGAAAGCCATTCTTGTTTTACCACCACCAGCAACACCGGTTAACATTTTTACAGGAACGTTATCATTGTCAAGCAAGTCAAAAGCCATCTTTTGTTCCATATTTTTAGGCTTTATCTTAGTCATTTCATAAGATAGCGGCACTAAAACCGAACCATTAAAGCGGCTAATGTCTTTATTGTCAATGATAACGTATTGATTGTTCCAAAAAGGGTATTCTGTACCGCCAACTTCGAGATAATCATTTAATTCTTCACTAGTATAATGGTGAAACCCTTTGTAAATATCCATGTAAAAACCTCTTCCTGTTAATTGATTGGATTACCTTCTGTATCAATAACTGTAGCGTTTCTAGGCACGAAATTCATTTCTCTAGTTGGGAATTTCATCATCGTGTTCATCAGGATTTCGTGGCCTTGATCTTTATGATGTTTCAATACTTCAATTGTAGCTTTAATGTCATAATACGCGTCGTGATGATTGTCCAGCTTGATACCTAGACGTTCACACGTTGGTTTTAATGATGAATTTTCATCAGGGTAATGATATTGATTTAATGTTTTTGTACAAATGAACGAACCTAAATTAGCAGAGAAAATAGGATCAGCTTTTTGTAAAAATCCAAAATCAAAAGTAGCAAATTGAGCAACAACAATCGTATCTTCTAAAAGATCAGTCATTGCGTACGCCGCAACATCTTCTTTCAATCCATATTTTAAATCACTTTCTTCCACCTTCAAAAGCTCTTTGATAAAAGGAGTTAATTGTTTGCCTTTTTTTAAACGAACTTTGAAGTTGAATTCGCCTAAAATGTTAAATTCTGAATCTGTTCGGATCAAAGCAGCTTGAATAATTTGATCTGCTCCTGGAATCAAACCTGTTGTTTCTAAATCAATAAATGAATATACCATACCTTAACCACTCCTATTTAATCATTTCCCAATTGACCTTACGAACCTTACCGTCTTCCTTGTACCATTCCGTGTTACATTTTGTACAGAAAGCCTGATTAGTTTCTTCTGCTGGTGACTGTAAATTATGTACTCCTAATCGACGTACGTACTTGGTATCCTTACAAGTAGGGCAACGTTCAAAGTTTTTCCACTTCAGATTTTCGTATTTGAAACGTCTTTCAGTAGAAACGTCACGACTTTTGATAAAATTAGAAACTGTACTAGTCGGTAATTTTGTATCCTGGACGATTGAATAAATACTATAACCATTTAAAAAGCGGTCAGTTATGACATCCTTCACTTCTTCAGTGAACAAAAAGCGCTTACCATTTCCAATATAATTCTTATTCATATCAAGGTAAGTTTGAAGATCACCTTTAACTTCCTCTTCATTTTCATAATCCATATCGATCATGATGTCCTTTAAACTTTCACCTTCAGCGTACAGTTTAGCTAACTTAATCATTTAACATTTCCCCCTTGAATCAGGGGAGATTATTCATCCCCTGAACTATTCATTTCTTCCATAAGTAAGCGTAGACGGTTAATTACTAATCGTGCCTGATCCTTTGTGAGTTCTGTCGGATTGGCTATTTTACTATTGGTTGCTTCTTGCATTATCTCTACAGCACGTTCACCTGAAATGCCTAATTGGTTATTTACTAAGTCAACGATATCGTCAATCATCTTAGCTAATTCACCATCTGTCTTAATGACATTTGTTTGGCCCACTTTTTCTTTAGCGAAACCTTCATCTTTTTGTGACATTTCGATAATCATATTTACCAGCGAACGATTGTCGAAGTTATCAATCACATCAGGCAGCAAGCTATTCCCTTTAGAATCCTTCAGACGGTTCTTTTTCAATTGGGCCGTGTAAACACCTTTTGATTTTTCTGAAAGGATGTAGTGTACGTCTAGTTCGTGGATCAGACGTTTATCACAATCAGCTTTAATCGGATTAACTGCATCAATCTTCATAAATGTACCTTTTAGGTAGTTATCAGAAGCGTGTGCTGTAACGAATAAATGAACATCCAACTCTTTCAAGTTTTCGATGATTTCATAAAATTCATCTTTAGGTGTTTCATATTCAGTAGGTTCAAGCTTTGTTTTACCCCACTGTTTCTTCCAATAACTTTTAATTTTGTTGTACAATACTGTACCTGACTCTAAAGCGATTGACTTAAACGGCAATTGTTGTCCTGAACGCTTGAAAGCTAACAGCTGTTGAGTAAGAGCTAAAACTTCTTGTGGATTAGATGTCTTGTACACCTTAATTCCATCGACTTCTTTAGCTAACTGACTAAAACCACTACGTTCCATATCGATAGCCCACAAAGGCTTAGGAGCGCCGTAAGCGATAGATGATGTTTTACCACTACCTGAAGGGCCGGTTAATAAAACTTTAACAGGTTCAGCACCTTGAGCAGCTGCATCCTGGAAATTATTCATAAGGTTGAATTGATTCATGTTCATTTGGTTCATTCGTACACACCAACTTCTTTTAAGATTTTATTGTATAATTTGTACATATCATTAACAACTGAATCTTCATCCTGAAGTTCTTTTTCGCTGTATGTTGCTTCTAAGTCTTTGATGAACCATTCAGCAGCAGCACCATTAATAGGTTGATAAATAATCTTCTTTTGGTGAAGAATTTCATCAATTGCAGCAAAAACCAGCAAAATTTCTTTTTTGCTTAATTCCATCTAATTACCTCCAATTTTATTAAAGAAGGGGAATTAATCCCCTTTTGTTATGAGCCGAATGGAAATTGACCAGTGTATCCAGTGTCACTTCCAGGGAATTGTTGACCGCCTTGTTGTTGGTTAAAACCCTGTTGTTGTTCAAAACCAGCTTGTCCACCAAACGTTTGTTGTTGGAAGTTGTTAGCTTGCTGCTGATTGAATTGTGTTTCATTTCCTTGTGAGAAACCACCATTTTCATTTGGTGGGTTGAATCCTGGTGGTGGCCCTTGTTGTTGTTGTTGCTGCTGATTTTGGAATCCTTGTTGTTGGAATCCATTTTGTTGACCAGCGAAACCATTTGAGAAGCCGCCGCCTTCAGGAGCTTTTAACATTTTGAACTTCTTAACTTCAATACGTTCAATTTTCTCACCTGAACCTTCAGCCATACCGAATTCATCATAAGTTACATCATCTTTATTGATGTAGTAATAACCGATATCAACATTAGCACCATCAGGAGTGTTGGCGATTTGTTGGGCGATTGCTGGATCAGTAGCTTCTAATGTAAGAACTGATGCATCAATGAAATCACCATTAGCGCGTGTTGCACGTTTTTTCTTATCTTTACGATCTGTAGCATAGAATACTAATTTGAATTGAATACCGTCTTTCGACTGCTGCTTACCGAACATTTCACCTGATAAACGGCCTGAAACTTTATCTTCCATTTCTTCACCTTTAACAGTGATTGGTTTCTCTAACTCAACGAACGATGTGAAGTTAGTGAATGTTTTCCCTGTTGTTGTAACGAACTGACTGATTTGAGCTAATCCAGCACGTACACGCGGTTTAGGATCAGTAATTGGAAATTCGTTGATACTAGCTTGTGCTTTGTCCAACATTGGAATGCGAAGGTTTACAGAACCGAAACCCGTTGCATTTAACAGGAAGTCCCAACCATATTCTGTTTGATCTTGACGTAAAGCTGGTGAGCCGTATACTAGCTTACCAACTACCATTCCTAAGTTGTTATAAGCGAAATTTGGATTAAATTGTGGTACTTGATTCATAATTTTTTCTACCTCCTGATTGGTTAACTACTTTCTGATATAAATATATCATGGATAGTTTTGGTTCGTCAATAATTATTTTTCCATTTGGTTATAAATTAGTTATAGATGGTCATATACTATTAAGTTGCAATTCGAAACAACGATCTAAGATGTTTGACAATTGTGATTGTGTCTTGTAAGTTTGCATACCTTCTTTTGATACATTGATAGTTAATACGTCTGAAGCGTATGTTCCACTTCTACCACGGCCTGAATGTGACATAAACATTTGGAATTCCAGGATATCACCAACATCAATATGTTCAAAGAAATGAGCTTTTGTCTTCGCTTTGATAGCAGTAACTTTATACTGTTGACTAATTAATGGAATAACAGTCATCCAATCACCTCATAATTTTATAGTTCGTCAAATCCGTTTGCTGATCCAGCTTTCTTGTAATCATCCGGTTTACGTTCGAAGAAGTCAGTTTTCTTAGAACCTTCTGTTTCATAATATTGAATCCAACGTAGCGGATTTGAACGATAGCCTTCAAAAATGCGTTCTTTACCAAATCCTAATTCGTTTACACGTTTGTTTGCCATGAATTTAACGTAGTCCTGAACTTCAACAACGTTAAGCCCTTCAATTTTGTTACCAATGATGTATGAAGCCCAATTAATTTCTAATTCAGCTGCTTTTGTAAAAGTATTAATAACGAACTGTTCCATCTTTTTCTTATCAATTTGTGGATTTTCTTCTAAAACTGCTTTAAATAAGTCGCAGAAGAAACCTACATGGATTTGTTCATCACGATTGATAAAATTAATCATCTTAGCAGTAGCTAACATCTTTTTGTTTCTTGCTAAATTGTAGAAAAACGCAAATCCACTGTAGAAGAATAGCCCTTCCAGGATAACGTCATAAACCATTGACTCAAGGAAATTCTCTACTGTCTTATCGTCGGTGAATTTTTCATAACCTTTAGCTAGGAAATCATTTCGTTCACGTAAAACTGCATCAGTACGCCAATAATCGAATGTTTTATCTTGTTGTGCGCGATTAACCAATGATGATAAAACGTAAGTATAAGATTCATTATGAACAACTTCCTGGAAAGCAAGTGTGATTAACGTTGCATTTAGTGATGAATCAGTCACATAATCAGCAATACGGCCCACATAATCGGACTGTACAGAATCTAAAAATGCAAGCAAACCGATAATTTTAAGGAAAGCTTCTTGTTCGTGATCCGTCAAATGAGGAAATTGTTTAATATCTGTACTCATATCGACTTCATCAGCGAACCATGTGTTACTAATCATTTTCTTATATTTAGTACGCGCGAATTGATAACGGATATCTGACCAATTCAGGATATTCGAACTTTCACCGTTGACAATTCCAGTTGATTTATTTGGTGCATCTACATCGTACAATTTACGTTCTTTCATTTAACTCTTCCTCTCTTTTTTCAAAAATAAGAAGGGGAATTAACCCCTCCTGTTAACTATGACAAGATTCACATTCATCGATGACTTCTTGCGATTGACTACGTACATAATAAGTTGTCTTCAGTCTTTCTCTCCACGCTGTCATGTGTAAGTCAAGCAGCTCTTTAGCTTTGATTTCACTTGGAACATATAAGTTGAATGAAACAGCTTGGTCAATATGTTTTTGACGTGCTGCATTCTGCAAGATACTCCAATTTTGGTCAAGTACATAAGCTGTCTTGTAATACCATTGGTTAGCTGGATTAATTCCTGGTGCTGTTCTAACCACACGATATTTACCTTTTTCTTCTTGATATACTTTACGGAACACCGGATCAATACTAGCTGTTGTTCCTGCAATGATAGCTGTTGAAGAGTTAGGAGCTACAGCCATTAGGTAAGCATTTCGAATACCGTTTGTCATAACATCCTTCGCTAAATCCTCCCAACGATCAGGGAACGAAAGTTCATCCACTGTATCCCTAGCAATATAACCTTTACGAGCGAAGTATTCACCTGTTTCCCATTCAGAACCTTCGAATAATGGATATTCTTCTTTCTCTTTCGCCAATTTCATACTAGCTTTGATGGTATAATAAGCAATATCTTCGTACAAACTATCGTTAAAATCTACTGCTTCTTGTGTTTCCCATCTGATCTTTTTCTGAACAAGTAGATCGTGTAGACCATATGTTCCTAAACCAATAGCACGGTAACGTTTGTTAGTGTATTTAGCAACAGCTAAAGGTAAATCGTTAAGATCGATAACGTTATCCAGCATACGAACCTGGATGTTAATTAATCGTTCTAACACATCATCAGTAACAGCACGAGCTAAGTTAATGGAAGACAAGTTACATACTACCATATCACCTAATACTTTTTCTTGAGTCGAACGGCCTGTTTTTAGGTCTAATTTTTCATCAAGGTAATAAGTTTGTGATTGGTTTTGTGTAATTTCTGTACATAAGTTAGAGCAGTAAATCATACCTTTATGTTTTTGTGAGTTCTCACGGTTAACTTGGTCACGATAGAACATATATGGTGTACCTGTTTCCAATTGAGAACGCATGATACCCTTCATAATGTCAATAGCAGGAACGACACGCTTATCAATATCGTTGTTATTCACACATTCATAATAGAATTCACGGAATGAACCACTGATCTTACGATTTCCTTCTGCATCAAACTCTTCAATTTCATCAAAGTGATCTTCAATTCGTTTGCCTGTTACTTTATAAACCTGGTGAGGATCGAATAAATACCAATCTCCACGCGATTCAACTTTCTCCATGAATAAATCAGGGATACAAACACCGGTAAAAATGTCACGAGCGCGTTTTCTTTCATCACCTGTATTTAATCGAAGGTCAAGGAATGAGAAAATGTCTTGATGCCATACGTCTAAATAGACCGCCATTGCACCTTGACGTTGACCTAACTGATCCACACTGATAGCAGTTTCGTTAACAAGTTTAGTCCACGGTACTGTTCCACCACAAACACCTTTGAATCCTTTGATATCTGAACCTAATGAACGTACGTGGCCCATGTAAATTCCGATACCGCCGCCGTTTTTACTTAATTGAGCGATATTATCAAGTGTTCCATAGATAGCTTTAAGATCATCGCCCATTGTATCGATAAAGCAGCTTGATAACTGTCCATAGCTCTTACCAGCATTAGCTAAAGTCGGTGTAGCAACGGTCATATACAGGCTAGATAAGGCCCAATAAGCTTCTTGGACTAATGCGACACGTTGTTCAGCTTTTTCTTTAACCATCAACGTCATTGCAATAATCATAAAACGTTCTTGTGGCAATTCGTACTTATTTTTAACATGGTCAGTAGCTAAGTATTTATCTTCTAAAGCTAACAATCCTGCATAAGTGAAAAGCTTGTCCATTTCAGGATTAATCATATCACTGAAGCGGTTAATCTCTTCTTCTGTATATTCAGCTAGAAGCCATTTAGCGTAAATACCTTCTTGAGCTAACTTTTTAATCAGGGTATATAACGAACCATACTTTTCTTTTGGATCGTAACAACGATTTTTAGCAGCTTTCTTATAAAGATCACGTAAAAAGAATTCAGCTGATAAATATGTCCAGTCAGGTTCTTCTACTGAAGTGTTTTCACTACTAACCATAAGCATTAAGTTAGTGATTTGATCTGCTGTATATTCATCTTTGAATTGAATGTTACCAATAATACTTGCTTTGAATCGTCGTAACGATGCATCAGGGATATCAACACCTTCAGCGGCACTATCGATATATCTTTCTAAGCGGTACGGATCAAACGGTAAGCTACGAGCGCCGTTATCTTTAATGATTTGTGTCATAATGACCTCCATTATTTTGATTTTAAATAAGAAGAAGGATTAACGTCTATATGTTCATAAACCTCTTCTTCAGTTAACTTTCCTGCATCAATCAAAGTTTGAACTTTGTTCAGGTCAACGTCATCGTTACGGCACAAGTCGAGAAGTCCACGTTCAGCTAGGAAAAACTTCAGCGATTCTTTCTGCTTCTTCGTTTTTGTTTCGATCACCTGGACTCCACCGTAATTAGTTTTAGCGTATTCACCGACTGCTTCTACTTCGGTTAGGGCCAACTTCTTGTGCTTTTCTTTCAATTTCTTAGCTGATGCTTCAAGTGATGAATAAAATCGCCATGCTTCAGCTTCACTACTGAACTCCAAACGTCCAATCGTTTCTAAAAACTCTCTTCCATTCATATAAAAACCTCCATATAAGAGTCTATATGAAGATTTTACATGAATTACTTAACTTTTTCCAGTATTTCTTCTTGTATTTCAGCAATAATTTGGCTAAACTTTTTAGAACCTGAACATTGGCCTGAACGGTATCCATAATAATATGTAATTACCGAACAAATTTCTCGTAAGGTTTCTTCATTTTCACCATCCAATAAACCACAAAGTTCATCAGAAACAGCATTCTTCTTCAATAAGAAATCCCCCTTTATTGTTACTAAAAGTTACTTTATCATTATAATACAGAATTGAAATAAAACAAGCCTTTTTATTACATTTGTGATAATTTTGAAATATTTCTCGTTTTTTTGAAATAGTACGTGCAATATTTAGATTATCGCCCATATATTAGGATTATGAAAAGGAGTTATTAACTACTTAACAACTTCTTCTCACCTACTTATTAAAAAGGAGTGATGAAGCTTGTCTAGCAAGTACATCCGTAAACCTGTAGTGTTCAATCGTGAATCAGCTTGGCACATGAGTATCTTGAAACGAATTGAAGGTGAATCGAACAACTTTTCCGGTTATGTAATGTCTATCCTTAAAGAACACTTCGATACAAAATTACCACTTGAGCCAATTATTAAGTCTGATCCAGCGGAAAAAGAAAAAGAGCAACCAAAATCAGCTACTCCTTCCTACAAAAAACCCACCAATAATTTACCGCCGAAACTTTTTGGAAAATGAATTCCTGGTACTTGCAACTTTTGAATATGAGTAGCATAAACTGTTCGTGTAATCGAATTTATGAGTGGAGCGAACAGTTTAAATACCACTTCATACCCAATTAGAAGGGCCATAACCCCACCAATAAACCTGTTAAACCGATACTGATTAAGATTGCTTCCACCATCTTTAAATCACTCCCTTAATTGTTGTTGAACTTAGTATGTACACCTTATCCAAATCCTATTCATGAAAAGGAGAATGACAAATGTTTTCATTTTTGAGTGTCGCTGGTATGTGGATTGTATGGCATACCGTTGGATTTCCTGCTTACATCAAATACATTAAAAAAATGGAGGAAAATAAAAAATGAAAAAATATGAAGTGATCCCATTTAATGAGTTTATGTCTATGGAGAAATTTGACCTAGAAGCTATTGTGAAAAACGAATATAACCGCAAAGGCATTAAAAAGCTACAGAAGCTTTCAGTATTCTTATGGACGGTTAGCGCTTCTTTTACAGCTAAAGCAGCTTCAGCAGCAAGCACGGTTTCTACAGCAGCTAGTTCTAGTCAATCGTTCGGATTATGGTCACATACCACTGGATTATTTGGAGTATTTCAGGAAATGGCAATGGTCTTAGGAGCTTTAGCTATCTTTGGTGGACTAATCACAATGATCTTCAAGAAACGTGCTGGTCAGAAAATAATTTTAACAGCGGCAATTGCTATCGGTGGTTGTTTCCTTGTACCATCAGCGATTATGTTAGTGGCAATTATTGGAAACATGCTTAATGATACGTTATCACAAGCGTTCTCAAGCATGACAATGGGGAGGTAGTCATGATTAAATTCATTATTGGTTCATTCGTTGGCTTCAGTGTAGGTTTTGGTATGGCTTTATCTTACCTTGTTGAAGCTTCTGATTCATCAATGTTGATTAAAACAATTTCTATCGTGAAGGGAGTGCTTGAAGCGTTATGAAAATAACACTTAATTCCAGGGAAAATAAACCATTAGATAATCCTCAAATGGTCATGAAGAAGAAATTAACATTGGGATCACCTCAAAACGATCCCCTGCTTCTTCCTGTTGCTGTTGAACCTAAGTTACCAATAGTAAGACCTTCAACGGATATAAATGTTAATGTGCGGAAATTTGAGAAGCCTGAATCTAAACAGAAGAAAAAGTTAACTTTACCATCCTTTAATTTTCAACTAGCCGAACCGATGAACACAACTTTCTCTGTAAAGCCTGTTCCTACAACAGATAACGAAAAGATAAACGTATTCATAGAAGCTTTCGCAAATACTTACAAAGAATTTTTTAATCAAGTCCGGAATTTCTCGTACAGTGAAGATGGTTTGTCTATACCTCAACAGGATAAAATTTTCATGGAAACAGTTATAGATAATAAAAAGGTGCAACAATTCATCACAACCAATGAGCACCAGGAAGAATATGTTGAGCAGCAAATAGGATTTACATGGTACAAAGCTCAAGTTTTAAAGCAGCAGCATGAAGTTATTGATTTTGATGTGGATAAGTCGATCATTTATGAGTTTACATTGAAATTTACACCGGCCCTAACATTAAAACCACACGAAAAACTGTCTGATAAAATGCTTCGTGACTTCCTTGAGCTTAGTAAATTGTTCAGGGATGACGAAAAAGCGCTGATCCAGTTTGGATTTCAACCATCAGAAAACGATTGGTATAAGGAAGGTAACGTTCAACTGAAGGACTTACCAACTAAAATCAAGAAAAGTGAATACAGCACTAACAAGATGGGATATTCAGCGTTTGATTGTTGCTTGAGACTAATTGTTCAAAGTAACGATAAAATACGCTTAGAAACAATATCACGCGGTCTAGTCAGTACGTTGAAACGTTTAGAACATGACAATGAGCTTATTGCTAAACAAGTCAAACCGAAAAGGGCCAAACAATTCTACAAACGTAAAGTATTGGGCCGTAAAGTAGATGTTCCTTTATCATTCAGAAAGCGGTTCATTTTAACGAACAAGGAAATAGCTCACTTTATCGTACTTCCTAACAGAACATTACAGAAGGATTATCACCTGGAAGTAGATGAAAAAGGTGTGACTACAGTTCATAAAAACTTCTTATCCGGTAAAGGCTTGTGGTTAGGCGATGTAACTGTAAAAGGCAATAACAAGCAATTCCGTATTCCAACTGAAGAACTGGATCAGCTTTGTGGTACGTATGCATTCGTGGGCCAACCTAGAAGTGGAAAGGATATGAGTTGTTCGCGCTTTATAATTGAGCTTGCAAAACGCGGTCATGGAGCTGTAATAGGTGATGCAATCGATGAATCAGGTAGAGGAATGGCAGATATTATCAAACAAAACTTACCTGAAGATAAGGTTATTGATATTGATTTAGCTGATTTTAATAATCCTGTATATTTTGGACTTGACGATGTTGTTGATGCAATAGGTGTTACCGGTGTGGACGTTGTAGCAAATGATCTTGTTGGAATTTTAGAATTAGATAAGAATTATAGTTCAAAACAATTAGCACGGTTAGTTGCGAAAGCTTGTAAATGCAATTTATTTGAAATGTTTTCGTTCCTCAAGTCAGATAAATACGCACGAAGAATTCAAAAACGCGTTTTGGATGAAGGGAATGAACTTTTACATTTACAATTAGAAATGGAGTATTTCCAAACAACGATCCAGGCCAACGTAAGAGGGGCCGTAATAAATCGTCTTGATGAATTATTATCTATGTCTATCATGAAAAACCTATTTGCTGCAAGACCAAACCCTAAATTCAATTTACAAAAATTCATTGAGCAAAATAAGGTAGTTCTGATCCGCATGAAAAAGGATGGAGGTTTAGGGGAACAAGGTGTTAAGGTAATGATGAATTTACTTCTTTTGAAAGTTAGTTGGTTGAAAAAGATTAAACAAACAGATAACGTTACGTTCCTGGTATTTAATGAATTTCATCAGTACGCTACTGAAACTTTCAACGAAACATTAAGCTCTTTAATATTAGAAAGTCCAAAATACCGTCTAGGGATTAATTTAATCTTTCATACACCCAACAAAATTGACCGTAAATTGTACGAATGCATTCAATCAGGAGCTAAAGGACTGTTCTTATTTAAAAACGGAAATCTAGGGATATTCAGGGATATGTACGAACGTATCAAACCATTAGATGTTGAAGCTTGTCTCAAGATAAAACGTCATGAATGCCTTTACCTTAGTAACATCGAAGATTCAGAACCTTTCTTTATCCAAATGCATCCAACAGACAAATTCGATACAAATTATAAGTCAGTGAAACAAACATCCATTTACGGAACTAAAGCTTCAATCGTAAATAAAGACATATACGAAACCGAAAAATGGATGTATGAGCCTGAACCTAAACCTGAAGAAAATGAAGAAAAAAGCGAAGAAAAACCAAAAAAATCTAAAAAAACTAAGAAAAATTGACTTTAGTTTAACTTGATATTACCCACTGTTTTAGTCGGTGTTGAATTGGAGGTGAACTTATGTTAACAATCATCGCGGTATCATGGATTGTTTATATAGCAAAAGAGCAATTAAAAAAGCCTTCCAAATAGGAGGGCTTTCTTTTTATATTTCTTCCATGAATCCTTCTACTTTATCATGAAGCTTACGGTTAGCATCCACATAACTTTTGTACGTCACACTCGTATCTGAATGGCCCAAAAGTTCTGAAACATAACTGATTTCTAATCCTTTTTCCAATAAGTTTGTAGCTTGAGAAGCGCGGAAAATGTGACTTGAGAACTTTTCAACACCTGTTCGGCTACCGATTTTATCCAGGATTTGATTAACTCGACGTGTTGAAATTTGTTTCTTCGTACGTTCTGATTCAATTACGTATTCAGAATCCCATTTACGGCTATCTTTCATTTCCATAAGTTTTTCATAAGTCTTTCCAGTAATCATAGGGAAACGTTCTTTGTCACCTTTACCAACTACGCGGATCACTATTCTACCGAAATCATTATCAACATCAGACCATTTAAGATTTACCAGCTCATTCACACGTAATGCTGCATCAAACAGGATACGGATAATGCACTCTTCCATCAAGCTATCACAAGCAAATGTAAGGTTCTTGATTTCAGACGTTTTAAGAGTCTTTACAGGCTTTTTAAGCTTCTTAGGTAAATAACTACTTAATTCCTTTTTATCGATGAATGGAGCTTTTTTCATGCGTCCAGTACGGTTTAAGAATGAAAGGAACTCATTTGTGCTTACCGCTTTACGTTCGATTGTAGCAGCTGATGTATATTTGTGTTTAAGGTGATCGATGAAGTTAAGGAAATCTTCCTTCTCGAAGTTATTGATGTTCATATCCACATCGTTCTGTTCCATATAAGTAACGAACTGATTAACGTCCGAAATGTAATTGATAACTGTATTAGCTGATTTGTTACGGCCTAACTCCTTTTCAAAAAGATCGATATAGTGATTTAACGTTTTAACATTGTTGTATTTTGCCATTTCAATTTCCCCTTTCGGTTATCTTACTCTTAGTATACATGAGGAATGCGTAATAGTCAACTATTTCTTATAAGTAAAATAATTTCTTTTCAGGTGAATAAAATGGACAAATTAGAATATAATAATAAAAAAAGCACCGGATCAGCACCGGCGCAATTGTTAGTTATAGGTAAAGCTTTAATGTTACTTGTAACTTTTCAATCTTATCGTGAAGCTCTTTCGTTTCTTCCTGGTGAAGACGTTGAGCATGATTAGCTTCTTCTAAAATACGATCAATGTTCTTATCGTAAGACTGAACCTTTTCAGCTAAAGTGTTGTTCTTTTCTTCTAATTCAGTGATGATTTCATCTTTAGAAGCGTTACAATCATATACCTCTGTAAGTTCTTGTTTGTAAGAAAGATTAGCAGCTTCTAGCTCATTAGCACGTTTTAATTGTTCTTCATACAAACGTTTAAACTCATGTGCTTCACCTTCATATCGATCACGTTCTTGAGACACGTTATCGAAATCGTATTTTACTTGTTCTAATTTAGCTTCTAGCACAAGTTGCCCTTCTTCGATTTCGCGTTTTTCAGATAACACACGTTTGTATGAATCGTCACGATTGTTGTAATCTTCTTCCAAATTAGTGTATCGCGCTGTTAATGAATCTAATTCTTTTTGTAAAAGTTGAGCTTTATCGACAATAGAATCACGTTCTGAAACCACTTGAGCAAATTGATCTTTTACATACTTAACGTTGCTATCTTTATGTTTGATGGAAGTTTGCAGCTGATTAATAACTGATTCTTTTTCCAATACTTTGTTTTCCCATGTTGTATTTAAAGTAGCAACAGCTTCTTCGAAACCTTCACGTTGTTGATCCATTTGCTTCTGAATCCGTTTGATCTCCTGGTCACGAGAAGAAACTTGCGATTTATAGCTTTCAACTGTTTCTTCAAGATTAGTGATAACCTTGTCCAATTTACTTACTTGTGAAGCTGATGTATCCGGTTTAATAGCAGTAGCCATCATATCTTTTGAATCCCCCTGTTGTTTCTTCTTAGTTGATACACCTTTACGTTGATTTGAAATAACAGCGCTTTTAGTTGTATCAGTTAAACCATTTTCTTTCTTCCAACCATAATAAGAAGCGTTATTAAGTCTGAAGAACTTCATAATCTTACCGTTTGATTTACCTTCGTTACGCATTTTGTGATAAATTTCAACAGTCAATCCATTCAAAGGTTTTTTAGCGTTAAACATAGTAACAACACTCTCCTGTTTTTTAATATTTTTAGGACTAGGTTTTCTAACTACTTGTGCTCTCTCTTTCACTACGTTGTCGAATTGACCTTGACCTTTTAAATAATTTTCTAGCAGCGGTTTAACTTTGTTTTTGATAATACGCGAAACCTGGACTTGAGTAACGCCAATCAATTCACCAATTTCATTTTGCGTTTTACCATCCATCACAAGTTTGACCACATTGACAGTACGTTCATCCAATGTTTCCAGGAACTCATTCACGAAAGTATGGGAGTAATCGTCGAAATCACCAACTTGATCCGCTAGGGTAATGGGGTCACCGTCATTTTCGTAAACAGTTTGTTCAATGAAAGCAGGATTTCGTACCTTCAAATAATATAATAACTCGTCTACTTCCGATAAGTCAAGCTCTAATTTTTCAGCAATTTCTTCACGCTTCAATCCTTCGCATTCATTCATACGAAACTTAGCGGCCCATTCTTTCAAACGTCTAGGTGATTTAATAATACCATCATCACGAATAAAACGTTGGATTTCACCGATCATCATAGGAACAGCGTAAGTTGACCACTTCACTTTAAAAGAATCGTCAAACTTATCGAAAGCTTTCAAATAGCCAATAGAAGCTAATTGAAACAAATCATTGTTATCATAACCGCGATTCTGAAAACGATATACAACTGACCATATGAGCCTTAAATTACGTTGAACATGGTCATCCCTGTTTTCTAACACACCTTCAATCATTGTTTCAGTCTTATACAAATCTATTCCCCCTTTTCATCGGTACGGCCTAATTCTCTTCCATTTCATTAACCAATGGCTTAGATACGAATTTAACCACACCATCAGAAAAATCAGCTTTTACTTCCAGGGACATAATGTGTTTCTTACCAAACGACTCAAGCTTGTACAACGAAATAGTACGTGTAAAGCGATTGTTCGGACTAGAAGAAGTTTTAAGTATGTAGCCTTGACGTTCGAATTCTTCCAGTGATCCGCATTCACTAACCAAAATCAATTGCTGATAAGCATTTTCTACTGTTTCCTTATGCTTCTGATAAACAAGTTCAAACATCTTCGTGTAATCAACAACATCTGAAGGAGTAGAACCGGCGTTAGCAGCTCTTACACGCTTGTAATTGACTGTTTCACCAAATGTATACTCTTTCTTTTCATCCATAACCTATAACCCCCATTTACCTGTTAAAGTATTTGTTAATTCCACCGTAAGGTTCATTTCGAGTGTGTACCAACCTCTAACCTTTTGGCAAGTTGTACCTTTATTTAACCAAACATTTCCTGCTTCGTCAACAATAATATTATAATTTAATTGGGCCGCTAAACTTTCACAATTCTTTTTTGTCACTTCTAAATGCTGATCTAAACCTGCTGTCAATTTACTTCCAAACATGATTTCCACCTCTTTTTAAAATTTGTTGTATCAAAACTGAATAACAAGGGAACAGTTAAATAATAATTAAATAATATATATAATTAAATATAATTTATAATTAAATATAATTTACATTTCTATTTATATTATAATTAAAATATAATTAACAGTTCAAGTAAATATAGTTCTTTATTAACAATTAAATATAATTAATAATTATTTATAACTAACAATTAAAACACTAATAACAATTAGCCTTAACCAACAAGAATCTTTATTTAATAATTAACAATAACTAATAACAAATATAAAAACATTGTCGATCAAAAAAATGTGCGAAGAAATTGTTGCACCGTCTTCCAGGATCAGTTATAATACAAGCATAACGATATGGGAGGTAGAAAAGATGAAAAGTGATTTAGTTTATGTAACAGGCGAAAATGTTGTGACTGACAGTTTGGTTATATGTAATGTATTCGGTAAACGACACGCTGATGTGTTAAGAGATATTGATGTTCAAATGGATAAGCTTGAAGCAGCTGGTGAACAAGAATTTTCACAACGCAACTTTGCGTTATCAAATTATGAAATGCGCGGTAAGTCATATCGTAAATATCTTCTAACTGAAGACGGTTTCGCTTTAATCGTTATGTCATATGTAACTCCTGCTGCAATGTCAATGAAAGTTGCGTTCCTTGCAGAATTCAAGAAGATGAAGGAATACATTCAGAACAATTTGAAACAACCTTCATATATGATTGCTGATCCGATTGCCAGGGCTGAAAAATGGATCGAAGAACAAAAAGAAAAACAGATGTTAGAACAAATCGTAACCGAACAAAAACCTAAAGTTGAGTCATATGACCGCTACATAGACATCGAAGACACACATTGTATCCGTGACGTTGGTAAAATTTTAGGTTACGGTCAGAAGGAATTCTTCAACCTTCTTAAAGATAATGGAATTTTATACAAGAACCGGAATATCCCAATTCAGAAATATATCGATTCAGGATTTTTTGTTCTTAAAACCGGCCCTGCTGTCCACGCTGAAAAGACATTCACTCAAGCACGTATAACGAATAAGGGGCTAGATTGGTTATCGAAGAAATTCAGTAAGGCTAGTTAACGTTTATCAACTTCCTGAAATTGGTCATTTACTAGGTTAATCTCCTGGTGATATGATTGATTTCGAAAGGGAGTTGATTTTTTATGAAGAAAATCGTAGCAACTACAGTATTAACAGCTGCTTTACTAATTCCTACTACAAGTTTAGCCGCTACTACCTACACTGTACAACCAAATGATACAATGTGGAAGATTGCAGTTAAGAATAAAGTAGGGGTACAAGAATTAATCAATGCAAATTCTTCGCTCAAGAATCCAAATTTAATCTATGTGGGACAAAAGTTAACGATCCCCACACAAGATAGTTCATATGAGCAACAAGTGATCCAGCTAGTGAACAAAGAAAGAGCTAAAGCAGGACTAAAACCACTTGTAGAAAATTGGGAGTTGTCAAGGGTAGCTGAATTTAAGTCAGAAGATATGAGGGATAATAACTATTTCGATCATACTTCTAAAAAATACGGATCACCTTTTACCATGATTAAGAATTTTGGTATCTCATATAAAACAGCAGGGGAGAATATTGCAGCTGGTCAGAAAACACCGGAGGAAGTAATGAAAGCGTGGATGAATTCACCAGGGCATAAGGCGAATATTCTAAATGGTGGATATACACAAATCGGTGTAGGTTATGTTACCGGCGGTAGTTATGGTTCGTATTGGACACAACAATTTATTTCACAATAAGCCTTGACTTTTCATCGGACAGGCCATATACTATTAACAACGGATAGTTATTTCGTACTTTTCTCATTAGACTGTAGGTGTGGAAACCTATGGTCTTTCTTTATGTAGATAGGGGTATATACTTTTTGAGCTGTTGTGCTTATTAAGCATATCGATTTATTTCACATTCATAATATTTGAAGTTGCAACAGATAGGGGTAGGTTACGAATAGACTGATCCGCTAATTTTGGACATCGAAGTAAATCAAAGTGATAGAATTTGACTCCTGTAAGGTAGGGGTGGTAACATTTTGTGGCTTTTTTTCGAAAATCAAAGTCGAATTAATTCACGCTGTCAGTTTTACAACTTCTAAAAAAATGAGCAGAAAAATGTTTCAACACTGAAAAAACAGTGTATGATATAAGTGTAACAACAAACTAACTCACTCTCTCATATGTTTCATGATCGTAGTAGCTAATTTGATACAAAATTTGATTCCCCCTCAAATTTATTTGTTGAATAAGCGATGATATGCCAAAAAAGGAAACTCCAATATCATATGTAAATATAAAACGAATGTTTTTCTAACTCCTGTTTTTTCATTCGGATTATAAATACATTTTGATGTCGGTGTTTCCTTTTTTTATTATACAAAAACTAAGGAGTGTTCAAATATGTTCAATAGAAATGTGACAATGGATATTATGTGTAAGCGATGCAAAAGAAAAACTGATGCAACAGACTTTCCAGCTCATAAAATTGCAATAAGATGTGAATGCGGTGGATGGTTGATAACTCCAACAGGTACATTTGATGCACAATTAGTTTATCATAAGCATGCATTTTCATTAGCAAGCAAAACAAAAGTTTCTGTTATCATTTCTGATAGCCTAGAAAACGCCGTTGCTTATTTTGAAAATCTTCACGATGAAACTGTAGATCAAACACATCAAATCAAACCAACAAATTATCAAGACATCACATTCACTCAATTAATCAAATATGAAGACGGATCAGAAGAAGAAGTTGTTGCTGATTTGTGCGATTTAATTTTCAGCTGCAATCAAGACAACCTGGAAGCAACTTGTATGACGATGGAAGAATATTTACAACGCTTCAGTTAACTTCAAAACTTTTCTGATCCGAAATTTCTCTTGATAATCTTCAAGAGTTTTTTTATTTTTTTGGAGTTTTTTTATTTTTTCTAGCTACCAGCAGCTACCTTACAGCTCAAAGGCTACCTTCCGCTATACAGCTCGACAGCACCTTTCCGTTATAGCGCCCACCGGATCACCCACGCCGCGCCGCGCCCTACAGCTCAAAGGCCATGTTCCGTTATAGGGCTAGTTGCTCGTGCGTGTAAGTGCTGCTAGGTGGTGGCCCATACGCTTATATCTTCTGATCCGGTACTTTATACCTAGATAGGAGGTGGTTGAACTCCTTCACTCACAACCTAGATAATAAAAACGTTTGATATAGCTTTTAGGCTTTTCAGTTTCTTTTATGTGAGGTTTTTATTTCGTTTGAGTATAAAACTATTCTAACTTATAAAAACTCCTTAAAAATGAATCTGAACAGTTTAAAAGCTATTCGCCTTTTTTATATGCCATAAAACCATAAAACAAAAAGAGCACCAACATATACACCAGGCTTTTCAAATTCGCTTCTAAACGATCTTAAAAGCTATTTGATACCTAATATATACATTGGCGCTCTAAACGGTTACAAAGGCATTTAAACGCCTTGTAAGAGACAAATAAAAAAGCACCAACACACTAACCATTTTTACGGTTAATATGCTGGTGCTCGTTTATTTATTGGCACTCTTCGAATTCACTCACTTTTTTTACATTTGTTACATTTAATTTCAATCTTTCCTTTGAACAATCCTAAAAACAAAAGCCTGTTACAAAATTTACAACGGAATTTACTCATTTTTTATTGACCTCCTTCTTTTGCTAAAGGAAGCCATAACATAAGAACCATCATTCGTTTCAACTAACTTCTCAACCTTAACTAATTCCATGTTTTCAGCATCATAGACCGCGTTAACATAGTCACCATTTTTCAATTCGTCATTATACATGACTTGTTCTGTAGTAAAGTAAATGCCTGGATAATCCTGAACACAATTGTTATAGCAAATTCCGTTATATTCGCCGTTTTCAGCGTTTGTAATTTGGTATGAGCTAAAAACATATTCATCGTTGTAAGGAACATCGCTTGTATCCGCTGTTTTCTTCTGTTTAAGGTGTTTTACATCTGTTACACCTATAAACTTATCTTCACCTTTTAAAACGCGGTATTCAGCTTTTACAACGTCACCAGCTTTAACATTTTCATCGTTCAGAACGTCTGAAGCTTCAAACCCTAGAAAATCTTTATCAGTTCCTTTTCTAACATTCTTAGCAACAAAAATACCGTTGTCTTCTTCTTGGACTTTGAAAACTTCATAAGCTAATGGGCTTTTTACCTCTTCTTCTTTCGTGAAATGGTTAAAACCTAAAGTAGCAGCGACACCAATAAGAAAACCTACCGGTAATAAGAATTTACGTTTAATTTGTTTCATAATAAAATCACTCCATTTTTAAAATTTTAGATAAATTAAATTATCTATAAGAGCTATGAGACAAAACTCATAACTCCTAACATAAATTAATTTATTCCCATGTTCGCGCCAATTTCTTCAATTTCCTTGATACTTGTAAACGTTTTGCGGAATTGTTTAGCATCATCTAAAGTTTTGTATTCTTGGAATTCGCTTAATGTTTCAACTTGGTTTGTTTCGCTGTTGAACCATCTTAACGTGTAAAGTTTTGGCATATCCAATTCCATACGATCACTAGTAATGAAAATATTAACCTTGTTTGGTTGAGTTTCGATAACAGTGTTAAAGAAGTTCATCGCGCCTTCTTCGAACCAATTCGGGTTAAGTTCTTTCATTTCGTTAATAGATAGTTTTTTCACAATAAATCACTCCAAATAGTTTTTTAAAAGGTTATTAAAACCTTTACAGAAGTTACAAACCGTAGTTCGTAACCTCTAAAAAGTTTTAATTCATCCAAAAATAACTATAGTTTTCTTCTATATCATGACACACAGCAACTAATAAATTATTTTCAGTTAATGCAAAATGAGATAAAGTCAATTCGTTAAATTCAGCGTTACCGCACTCGTTAATCATTGCATAACTACTTGATGATGTATAAGCAAGGCTTAAAAAGTTTTCTGTTGCCTTCTCTTCTTCGCCAAATCCGTAGTATTCACGATACCATTCATCTAAAAACGCTTCTATTCCCATGATTTCGAAGTTTGAAAGCTCTTTTCTGAACATGCTTTCTAGTTTGCTTTCTTCCATTGTGATTAATTCGTTTCTTGTTTGCATTTAACAACACTCCCAATTTTTATTGTTTAGGTTTACAACCTAATTCAAAACATCAAATGCTTTTGATATCTTGAGTTAAGCCGCAAAAGCAGCTAAACCGGAGTGAGTGATTTTGTTATTCAGTTTTCAAGGTTCGGTGTGTTTCGTTCTTCTTGTTTATTATATTACATGGTTATTTCCTATAAGTAAAGCATAAAACGAAATATAATTAAAGTTGAGACTAAAGAACTATAGTAAAACATCCGGATCAGGTATTTTGGCCTAAAAATTTTACAGTATTTTCCGTGATCCGGACAAACTAAGCAAAAATAAAAAGCCTTCCAAAAAGGAAGACTTAATTATAATAACATGCTTTATCGCTGAAAATAACTATATTTGCTTTTTCAACAACCTTCTTTGTTTTTACATCTGTAAATTCTTTGCACTTGTAAGGATTGATATAAATTTCGTTCAGATCGTTTGTATTTGGCTTTTCTTCAAACATATCCACAAGGAAACCACGTACCACGGCGTAAACCGCTTTTCTTTGATTATCTAAAATCCATTTATGCTTTGAATCAGAAACATGAAAAGAACAACTTTGTAAGTAAACATGTGGAGCATAAGCAACAACTTTACCCTTATTTGGATTAGTTTTATCAAGCGATTTAATAGAAAAGCCGCCTTTATGAATATTGTAATAAACCTCAACGCGTTCGCCTTTGTTTAATTGCATACCTTCACGAATAGTAACAGTATTCATATTATTTTACCTCCTTGTGTTGCTGCTTAATGTATTGTAAAAGAAAATGTTCATTAACATCAGTTTTAAAAGTGTCCCAATCCTTATTATAGAACTTTAAAACACTTTCAAAGGTTTCGCTGCTATCTAACAGGTAAAGACCGTGAAAACCGTCTATAGTTGCGCTTATGCACGTATCAATTGAACAAATACCTTCTAAAGCTCCAAAAGTACAGTCATTCAATAAATCTTTGTAGTTGTAACCTTTTTTAACAAACTGAGGAATAAAAGTATTTTCAGCTTCTTTTTTAGCTTCTTGAGCAGCAAAGAAAGTTTCTGCATGTTTTTTAATTCTTGACGGATATATTTTGGAATTTTAACGCGTTTGATTTCACAAGTTTCAACATCTTCGAATTTTTCAATAAGTGCGTATTCATCACCAGGCCATTCACCAGCTAAACGCTTATTTGAAACAAAAAGATCTCCACCTGAAATTTCAATTGTCCAATATTGATTTTCGAATAATACTTTTTCCATTTTACAAAACTCCCTTTTTATGGTTTTTTCTAACTAAGTTCATTATAAACCCTACTTATAGGAAACACAAGTAATTTTACGTACGTAACGAAAATAAATTACGTGCGTAACAATTGGGCCATGATTAGATAATGAAGCTTACTCTTATTCGGTTAAGGCCAAATAAAAAGAAGATGCTATTTGCATCCCCTTTATTCCTTCACTATATCCATATATGCAATGTATATAAGGCTACCTACTATAAAGGCCCATACTATCATGATACCTCATAACCCTTCTTATTAGCTTCTGCTATACGCTTCTTGTATTCGTACCCTGTCATGTATTGTGTTTCATATTGAGTAGCATTGTTAGTAATACGATGTATCATATTAAGATCGTTTGTGATAGTGTGTAGTTTCTTGCGCTTACGTACTGTAATGTATATAGCTTGTATGCCTTCCTTAGTTGTACGGTTAATCATATTAATGTATTCATATAGCATAATGTATATCCCCTTTACTTATATAGTAGTATGTCCATATATGTACTATAAGCTATTACCTATAAGTACGTCAATAACATAATGTATATATACCATATCATATATGCATACCTAATAGTAATAACATATATAACATATAGTAATACATATGTATCATGTATATATAACAATGTATATATAACATGTGTTAATACATTGAGCATGTGTGTGTCATGTGTATGTGATGCATGTGTGTTGCATGTGTTCATTGATTGTGTATTGATTGTTCAATGATGTATCGTAACATGCATGTGTATATGTAACACGTATATGTACATCAGTATCAATATACAGTAACATCATTATCAGTATATATAACTCATATATGATGATGTATATATGAGCAGCTCCAACATGCATAGATGATATATAAAGCTATTGTTCGCTTATTGTATGTAAAAAGTGCTTCGCTGCTCTTGTATATACAAGTGGAAGTCATAAGGTTTAATAAGCAATACTTATGGCGGATCAAAAGAAATTCTTATCAAAAATTTTCTCTAAAAGTATTGACAACGTTTGTATATGTGTGGTAATAATTCAGCTAATATTTGCTATATGTAACGTAAAATGGAACTAATATTTGCTATATGTTATTAAAAATATAATGTTCAATCGTTCATAGCTTCGACGTATTATAAGCACACATTGGACATCAGCACATAAGCGTAAACTATGTATAAGAGTCTTCAGCTCGCGCGATCTGTTACCCTAACCGCTGTTATGGCCTAAAAAATTGCTTAAAAAAAGAAGCGTAAATGATGGCCCATATATGACCGTGTATGCGGGCTTCTTATAAGATAACTTATAGGAAATAAGCAGAGCGGAGGGTACTTTACATTGTTTTTTGTAAAATTTGATAAAAACGTTCCGTACTCCCCACTAATTACTATCGGCCAATTTTCCCCTTCGAGTAACGTCATTTTCTCGAATAAATCCCCGAATATTTACGAGTAGTAGCTAAATATCACCAGGAATAGCAGAAGGGGGGTACTTTTACAAATCAGAAATAATCGACTTTTTCTTGATATATCGCGGTTTATTTAAAATTTTTTGTGACATATAGCGAATAATAGCTTCTTATAATTGTTCGGTAAAATAGGTTGATGCATGTAACGAATAAAATGTGTGTATGATGATAGAAATAACAATAGAGGTGATATAAATGTTTGGCATGTGGACTCCATCGTGGAAATTTGTGATTTTATTGTTTTTTGTGATGTTACCAGTGTTACCTTTCTTTGTAATTAAGTG